TCGGTGCCACGGCCCCAGGACAGTTCGCGCTGTCGCTGGGGCCAATTTCTAGGATGGGGCCGACGCTAGACTTCCGTGGCGATGGGCGCAAGCCGTTTCGCCAAGGGTTTCGCCAAAGGCTCCTAGATTCATGGGGTTATGCTCAACGTTCAGAAAACTTAGGAAATGGTAAATATAAAAGCTATAAGATGCACAGACTTATATCGGGTCTTGTTCATGGCGACAAAAGATTTGTAGACCACATAAATAGGAACAAACTCGACAACAGAAGGTCGAACCTAAGAATATTAGACAGTGGATTCGATGGCCAACAAAACTTACCTTCTTACAAAGGAAGTAGCTCTAGATATAGAGGGGTTTCTAGAAATGGACATAAATGGCGCGCTTATTGCCGGATCAAAGGCAAGCTACATTCTTTAGGATATTATGAGAATGAGATTGAAGCAGCGCATGTTGCTGAAAACTTTAGAAAAGAAAATATGATCTATTCACAGAGGGATTTAGGTCTATGAGACTTTTTTGCGAAGGTGGAAAACATTATTGGGAGAAGGAAGGAAGGGGAAGACCACCAAAGTCATGCCCCGAGCATCGCCCTGAAAAACCTTCCAAACCCTATATTAGTTCTTATACTTCTCTACAGCTAACGCCGAAGGACGGCGACCATAACAATCTTGAGGCTTCTAACTTTGAGCTAACACGTACTTTGTACTGTCATGGCGGTAACCATGAGTATCAAGCGCCAATACGCCGAGGGAAGCCGCCCAGGAGTTGCAAAGAACACGCTGTAAGCGGCGCAATTGAGCGCAAAGGGGAATTGGACCAGGAGAAAAAGGAAAAGGCTAAGAAAAGCCTACAGGACGATATCGCGCGACTTTCCGCCCGTGTGGAGGATGCGGAGATCGTAGATCGAGATGCAATGAACAAGTTGGAAGCCGCTGGAGGCGTGAATAAGGCCGATGAGGAGTACACGATATGGCTAAGAATAAATACAGTGCTTTTGCATGAGGTTGAATCTCTACGAGCTAGAGAAAGAAAGCTGGTTGAGCTATGACGACTAAAGATTATCCTACTTGCTACTTGCAGGACTATAAAGAAAATGAATCAGTCTATTCATATCTTCTGGGATCAAAGAAAGTTAAAAGAATTATGAGTACAGAGGATCTAATTTATTGGTTTACAGACATGGGAATGGTACGTAAGGAATGGCACCAAACACTATTGGATATAAGAAGCCTATGACATTCTATAAGCTAGAGTCTACGTTTAGATATAAGACAAACTTTGGTAAATATACTAGAAAAACCATCCACTTCTACTATAAAAACTTTGATAGAATATGTAAACAACTTAGATATGAGCTTTCTATCGGCGCTAAATGCGCCGTAAAGGAGATATCAGAGAAAGAATATATGCGAGGAATAAAATCTCTATGAGTTAATCTAAATATAGATCCTAAGTTGGTTGAGATAGCATTGACAGCGTTGGACGTCCCAATCCCCGAGAGTGGTCACACGCATATGGAAGCAGCCATCCAAGCAGTCTTTGATGAGCTTGGGTTGAGAGAGGAACGCAAAGTGCGCGATCAAATACGCCTAATCTCAGATTGGAAACCTATAAAGCCATGAGATTTTGGACAACATTGATCGAAACTACGGTTGAACCTACTACGCGCCAAGCTGAGATCCTGAAAGCTAACTGCACGTATATCAGTGGTGGCCTATGGATCATGGAGGGCGATACAAACTATCTGCGCGATGAAGGAATCCAATTTCGAGAGCTTGGAGAAGGCGAAGTAGGCTCGCTTGGCGATCTGTCTGGGAGCGAGCTAAAGCAGGTATGTCTTGATAGCTATGGAATAAGACTATGAGAACGAATCTGCCAAACAGTCTCCACCTTACAAAATTATGAAAACATCCAAGCTAACCAAGCCACAAATAACTGCTTTGCTAGAGATAGGGTATCCACTTAGATGACCCGATCTGTGGTACACTGTGGGCACAGAACGAAATCGCCCCGCACCGCGTGAACGGCCGGGGCACGACACCAGGAGGAACCCCTGATGCAGCTTGAGCCTACAGATAAGTTTCCCGGCAACGCCAAGCAGAAAGCCGTATGCGACGAGCTGGATCGGACCGTCGGCGTGGCGGGAACCACATGGATGCAGGACTCTGATTGCGCGAAGGTGGAAGTCCGGACCTGCACGATGGCTACCTACCTCATAAAGCCGGACGGCCGGGTCGAGGAGGTGGCACGATGATGAGGCATCAACTCAAGCCTGATTCTCCAGCATTGCTCGCCGCCTGCGATTACGCGTGGAAGATTGGCAGCGACGTCACCAGTGAGCAGGTGCGCTGGATCGTCGAAGCGTTCCTGGAGGCTGACGAGACACCTTTCAGCGACAGCGACGCTCCGGTGCGGCAAGTAGAACGCATCAGTGCATCCGCGCTTCGGGAGGGTGACACGATCATCTTCTGGGATCTTGAGCGGAAGATCCACAGGATTAGGCACGAGCAGGGCGGAGCTCTCAAGTGCGATATTCGCAGTCATACGCAGCGATTCGAGGGGCAGGAGAAGGTCTGGCGCTTTGTCGCTGTCCGTGAGAAGGCACAATCATGACCGACACTGAGCGCCCTTGCCACGGCGACGTGTGGGAGCAGGTGCCGATGAGGGAGGGCAGTCGTTCGCCGCGTGGGCGGTTCGTGGTCCTGCATGTGTGTGGACATCACGATCCGCCCGAGGTAACGGGGGTCTGGCAGTCGGGTGGCCACGCTGATCCGAAGCTGCCCGACTCCATCCCCGTCCCTCGCTTTTTGGAGCAGTTCCGTCTAGTTGAGCGAGAAGAGTCATGAGCTTCGGGGATCACGTCGAGACACGCAGCAAGCTTGAAGCAGCCGCGCTGGACCACGAGAACCGTGTAGCCGACAGGCTGGCGACGAACGCGCTGGAGCTGGACTGGATCGCCGCCACGGAGATCCAGCGCCTAGCGGAAGAGGACCCGCACGCCTACCCTCGCGGCACGGCCCCAGCAATGGCACACCTGATCGAACGGGATCGTCAACGGTTCGGCTATGGCTCCAAGGAGCGGTCATGAGCTGGGACGGAGGGAAGAACGTTCAGACACGCGCCGAACTAGAAGAGGCCGAGCAGTGCACCTGCGGCCACGCGCGTGTGGCCCACGAGGACAACGTGGGGTTCTGCTGGGACTGCGACGCCTGGGTCTCCGCGGCTTGTTGTCAGAAGTTCGTCAAGCGTACCCTCAAGGACGGTCCCGTCGCTCCGCTCATGACGCCTGCTGCTAGCGTGCGGCGATGGACGGTGCAATCGCTACCACGCGTTGACTTGGCGCGACCGGAGCAACAGCTCACCGGCGGCATAATCCTCAGCGGTCCCGAGGTCAGCAGCGGGACCGAGGTGGTAGACGCGGTGGCCTACGATGCGCTCGCCGTGTGGGCGTGGGAGCTGGCCGAGATGCTTCACCGCCGAGAAGTGGCACGCGGCTATGCAGAGTCGGTCCACTCCGATCCCTTTGACCAGTGCGGCGCACGGCTCTGCCGGGAAACCCGCTCTCAGTGTGAGGCGACATGACCCCCGCTGCGAGCGCGGATTACCCCCGCACCTTCAGCGAGTTCATCGAGCGGTTCGATAGCGAGGAGGCGTGTCTCGCGTACGTCGAGAAGATCAGATGGCCCAACGGCTTTGTGTGCCCGCATTGCGGTGTCATAGGCGACTATTGGCGCATGGGCAGCGGCCTTATGCGCTGCACGGCGTGTCGCAAGCGCACGAGCGTGACGGCTGGCACGATCTTCGACAAGACACGCTATCCGCTGCGTGTGTGGTTCCACGTCATGTGGCACGTCGTTAGTCAGAAGAACGGTGTGAGCGCGCTCGGGTTGAAGCGTGAGCTTGGCTTCGGCTCCTACCAGACGGCGTGGGCGTGGATGCACAAGCTGCGCCGTGCGATGGTGCGCCCTGGCCGGGACATGATCGGTGGTCCCGGTGTTGTGGTCGAGGTGGATGAGACGTTTATCGGCGGGATCAAGACCAAGAAGGCGGGTGGTCGCTCGCCACACGGGAAGGCGATCGTTGTGATCGCGGTCGAGGCTCACGGCCGCACTGGCGAACGTCTCAAGGCTGGACGCCTTCGACTTGCTCGCGTGCCGGACACTAAGGCCGAGACGCTCATCGAGTTCATCCTCGACAACGTGGCGCGTGGCTCGATCATCCACACGGACGCCTTCGGGAGCTACAGCTCGATCAGCCGCTACGGCTACCAGCATGAAGTTACGAACATGAGCGACCCCGAGGCAGCGGACGCGCACGTCACGATGCCGCACGCTCACCGCGTCGCCAGTCTGCTCAAGCGGTGGTTGCTCGGCACGCATCAGGGCGGCATGTCGCGCGAGCAGTTGGACTATTACTGCGACGAGTACGTGTTCCGCTTCAACCGCCGCGCAAGCCGCTCTCGCGGCCTGCTGTTCTACCGGCTGATCGAGCAGGGAGTCGTGACCGAACCTCATCCCTACCGGAATCTGCTCACGCCGCAGATCAAACTCTTGTGAGGTCATCTAAGTGGATACCCCATTGCTAGAGATCGACGGCGACTTTTGGCGCTGGTCTCCCGCCACAGGGAAGCCTTGGTGCGAGTGGAGCGCTAGATCCCGACGAGATGTTATTACGCGTGTATATGAAAAAGGACTTTGCGAAACAAGAGAGCGAGTAAGCCCTATTGAAACATCGCTAAAACTATGCCTCACTCGCGAAGGCCAAAGGAGGCTCACACATGAGAACCGACTTGTCTCATAGCCTTCACCTGCTGGATGCTAGAGAGCTTAGAGGATTTCTACAAAGAGCTATTCGGGAGGAATCTCGGCGCGAGCTGCCCCTGATAAAAGAAGAGTATAAACGAAGACAAATTAGAATACGTAATGTAGATTATTTTAGAACAAAGAAAATAGTTGCATAAACATATATATTCTGTGGTATACTACTTATTGAAGTTACCTTAGAAGTATGTTTTACTAGTTATGTACTGAAGTTCTATAGAAGGGAATAAAATGACAGGTAAATTTATTTCAGGAATAGCTATACAGCATGATTCCTCTTTGGCAAACAAGTGGTTTTATGAGCTTGAGCTAGATATAGAGACTGACGACGAAGGGAATGTTCTAGAACCAATAATAGAAAACAATAATAATTTTGTATGTCCCCATAAGATTGCTAATACTTCTCTATATATCGGCTGAAAGGATTTGATCTATATGGCAACTGTAATTGATAAAAGGACTCATTTGGAGTGGGATGAGCCTACTACTCGGCGGAAATTCCCGTGGGATGAGTGGACGAACGGTGAGGTATGGCAAGCGATTGAAGGCGAAGACTTTGCCGCTAATTTCGCCGTGTTCAAGACACAGCTCAAGACGCGCGCAGAGAAGCTGGGCGTAGAGGTCAAGACTCGTGTAGAGAAGTCAGATGGTGGTCCTGTAAGCGTGTTTTTCCAGTTCGTGAAGTGATCTTATGAATAACCCAATGAAGAATCTAGGCCGTACTCAAAAGCTGGTTTTGCTTCTTCTTGCTGAAGAAGCAAAGGACTGTAGGCGTCTAGCATACGACTGGCCAAATCTCAGCGAGAGTGCAGCCTACAGCGCCGTACAGCGACTTGCGGAGCGTGGCCTGGTAGATATGGCAGGTTGGAAGGAAAATCGACGCACATATTGTCTTACACGCCGAGGTCAAGAAGTAGAGCAAACTCTACTGGAAGAATAAAATTATGATTCTAGATATATGGGCTTTCATTACTATGCTGTGGCAGGAACACGCACGAATTGAAAGGGAATGTTATGAATAAGAAGAAGAAGACACCTCTAGAACTTATGCGCGAGATTCGCGCCAGCGAGGATGGTGAGGAAGCCAACCACTGGGACGCAGATCATTTGCTATGCCGTCTAGTACGCCAATATGTTCCCAACGGCAGGAAAATCGTGGAAGAGTTCAATCAAATAGATAAGTGGTACGCATAATGCTTCTAGCAACACCTGAAAATATGGAAAAGTGCAAGGACATTCCCAGCGTTGTTGCGCTAGATATTGTTACAGAGGCAACGGCTAGCGCCACAGAAGGAGATTATTTTTTTCTAGAACCTAATCAATGCGTTACTTATTTCAGGCGTAATATGGTGCTAGCAGTAAAAATATGCCATTGGGTAGATCCTATATCGGGAGAACCTCTACCGGCGCAGATTACCGCCCAGTAAATACTCTTGGAGATGTAATATGAAGAATGTAAAATATTATGCCAATATGATTAATCTTAGTGGCCTTTATTCTAAGAATCCAGTCGAAGTAGAGGAAATAGAGGAACTTGATGGTTTCTGGAGTTTTGACAGAGAATTTTGCGCTAGAGAAATAGGAATAGATAAGAAAGATGAAAGTATAACAATCTGCTCTATAAATAAGGCAGACGTAATATTTTGGACAGAAGGAATTAAAAACTGCATGGAACTTTTGCAAAATTGGGTTAGAAATGAGAACTAATTATGCCTAGTTTGGTAATAGAAATTATATGTGATAACCTAAAAGACGCAGAGTTACTACGATCAGGATCAATAGGGGCTGTAGAAGAAATTATAGATGACCATATAGAGAGTGGTCATATCAATGATGAAACAACAGTTGATTGGGAGATCGAAGAATGAGCCAGCAGCCATCAGCGCAGAAATCGCCGGAGAAGCCAATTACGGATTTTATTAGACCTATTGAAAGTAATCGGGAGGAAAACTACTTCCTCGCGCAAATTCGCGCGCAGGGGAAATTGGGAGGACTGAAAATTGCCTAAGAAAGAGAAAGAAGATCGTTGGGCCAAGCCAACGACAATTAACGATATAACTTTGGCTTTCCCTGCGAATATTCTGGAGCTAATGCCATCGCGCGAGGAATGCAAAGCTGGTCTTGCAGCCTTGAGTGAAACGAAGCGAAATAAATGGCTTGATTTCCAACGTCGTTGGTTCCACGAGGGACTTCCAGCAGATATAAAGTTCTTTATGAAGGATGGAATCGATGGGGAATCTATGATAAGACATTTGCAAGCGATCCAGGGCTCTTTTGCGCCGAAGCATGAGCACAAGGTTGAAGCTGTGGCTTATCTGGCCAGCCAATGGATCGAAAGAATAGAGGGGCTATGAGCACTGAGACACCACGCACCCGTGAGCCGCGCGTATACGATTTGAGAAAGGTAGTTTATAAATTGCAAATAAGAACTAGATTCTCAGGAGATATTTGGGTTGAGCTAGAGCGCCTAATGAGAGCTTGGTATTCAAATGAGGTATGAGGATTATAGAGAAAATACAGAAGAACTAGCGAAGCAAAGTACGCGTAATGAGAGCGTAAATAAACTATATGAAGTATATAAAAGAGAACATGAAAAACTAAAAGAATATGCTGCTTTCGACAGGACTTTGCGCGAAGTAGAATCTCTTCCCGAAATCAAAACTGACTTTGGAGATTAACATTTCCGCCGATAATTTCATAGCGGTTTTTAGTTCTTTCGATGTACTCTGTAGGCCAGTGCGCTGGTACGTTGCCAAAGGAATGATGCCTAACATAGAAGATCCTTTGGCAGAAAAAATTTGGAAGAATTCCATCGAAAATAATACGAAATATGATAATTCTTTTCCCACGCGCGAAGCAGCGCTGGTAGCCGCGCATGATCTCGCAAAGAAGACTTCTATTTTGGAGTATGGAGTCATTGAGATATGATCCATAGAGCTTGCTATGTGATGTGTGATAAGTGCGGGGATCCGGCTCCTATTTCTACAGAAGGAGCAAAAGTCGCACGAGAATATGCTAAGCACGAAAACGGTTATATATATAGAGACAAACTAGATATTTGTCCCCGATGTAGAAAAGACCCCCTTGACGAATCAGAAGATGTATGATACACTTATAAGTGGAGCAGATTGATCGATTGTATATCTAAAATAATAAAAATAGATGTGCTTCTACTCATCAGTTGATCTGCTCCGTCTAATTTGATATCCTCCTTCGACGCCAGAAGCGCGCAGAGGATAGGTTCTGGAAATCTCATGCACAAAGATTCTGATGATGAGCGAACACCGCGCCAATTGGTTACGCAAATTCAGCGCCTATATTCTGAATTGAAGTCTAGGATAGATTCAGAAACTATTTACTAAAAATTATGACTAATAATATACAAGCAGCAAGAAAAGCTCTACTGGTTTATATGGAATGGTGGAGCGAGAATACACATTGTGCTGGATGGCTTGAAGAGCTTGCTGATGTAATGGCAATTAAAGGATTTAATGACGAAACAAATACATTTAAATGGCTCGTAGAAGAAGCAGGCGGATGGTTTATATATGACAAAAAGTTTATTCCCGGTACCTTCCAAGAATTGTTAGAGAATGGAAGTGGAGAAAAATAGCATGGTCTGGAGTGGGGTATCTTCCCTACCTCCTCAGCGCCATATTCGGCCGCGGATAAGCCTCTCCAGATAGTCCTCGGTTAATTTTTATATATAATGTTTGATACAAGCAATACATTTTGCATCAGAGCATATAGATAATCATCCAGTAGATCATATGATAGGAGTTCCATCTACAATATTTTTGTATACTTTTATAGTACTTTTTATGATAATAATTGGTGTTATATCAGAAAAATCTAGACTGAATAAATAAGGACGCTTATCCCCTCCGGTAGCAACCGCCGGTAGAAAGGGTAGATGGTTCAGCTTGGTTCGATACCAAGAGCGTCCACTGGGGCTGAGTCAAGAAGTTCTAAGGGTTTTGCCTTCTCAGCCCCTACAATTTAAATTATGCCTCCAATTATACAAAATAGAAAAACATATATAGTTTCTACACGGCAACTTTTAGAGTGGAAGAGAATAAAAAAGGAAGCATCAGGTAAGAATACTTATGCGAAGATAGTAGGATATGATAGAGGGATAATGGTAGTATTTAATCATAATATAATTGAGAAATATGATATAAATGGAAGGTTACTATGAAAGATTCTACTCGTATGGCCACTTATGATGGGAAAATTAGCGATATGGTCCAGCGTGCTACTGAGGAGATCAATACCTGGCCGCAACCATTTGAACAGCTATATACAAAAGAGGATATACTTAGAATACTTGGTGTTATAACTTTAGACTTCCTCCCTGACGAATATAGCCCGGAAGTTCTAGAAACTTGGCTAAACGATTCTATAGAAACTCTAGAACGCATGAAAAGACTGTCATATAATGAACAAGATTAAATATTATTTCAAATTGTTTATGCGCTGGCTGGAGCTAGACGATAGGCAAACTCCTTTAACAGAGACTCAGTGCGCAGAAAATTCCCATCCTCTTTCCAGTGTAAGAATAATTGATAGAGATTCTTCCAGGACGAAATCTCTCTGATATGATATCTATGAAGCAATCAATAAAAGAAATTCCTTACTCATGGGCGTTCCTTATGTTTCTTATCGGATACTTCTGCGGTCTAGTAACCTGTATGTATCTCATTATAATATTGGAATGAAGATTAGACCACTACATAAAATCGAACCAGGGCTATACGAATCTAGCGATGGCAATTGGCAATTCTACGAAATGTATGTGGATGGGAAAAGAAATACACCAAAAGATAGAGAATGGAATGCCTATAAAAGAATGTTAGACGGTAAATTTTACATTGACACTCCATATTTCTTTAAATCTTATCCTACTTTGAAGTCTCTTATTAATGCACTTGAAAAAGCAAAATCATGACCGATAGAGAAAGAATAAATAAGACTTACGGCCTTCTTGCAGGAGCAGCATACAATGCCCGATGGGTAGGTCATGATAAGTATCTTGTGTGCGTAACTATTATTGACACTATATTGGATATTCTAAATGTGGAACCTACCGCCAAAGACACTACTTAAAACTTCATCTACTTATAATGAAGAGGAAGAGATGGAAGCTGCCTGGCGCGAAGCGGCGCTCATAGAAAGCCGTACAGACGAGCTAGGAATTCCTCTGAATATTGAGAATATCCAAATAGGCCCTCAGGTCACCTTCTTCGCCGGAGTCCCCGCAGAAAAAATCCCAATTAGGTCTCTGGCCACGAAGCTGCGCGAGGAGATCGCTTATGAGCTAGGCTGTGATTCTGTCTCTATTGAATGCCCTGTACGAGGGGAGAAAGTGGTGGGAGTTTATGTTTCTCGGACAGATTCGCGCCGGATAGTTACCTTGGGAGATGTAATATGAGAACTTACTATAATACTTGGGAATATCCTCTTTACAATATAATGAAATTTCCTACTCTCGATTCTATGAGAAAGCGTAGAGAACAACGCGAAGAAGATGAAGATTTAGTTCCTGAAAGAATTAGAATAGAACAAAAAACAATTAAAGCAATAGAAGATTTTAATATAGAAATTTCTAATTACCAACAAATTATATTTGATAGATGTAAATCAACATGGCCCACTGCCGAGGGTCTAATACGATGTTCTCTTCCAGCAAATCACCAACCACCACATGCAGGTTCAAAACCTATGTCTGAAGATGAAATGGAAGAACTATATGGTGTAGATCGCATGACTGCTGAGGGAAATTAATGCCATACGAAAGCCACAAGGATATCTTTGTCTGTACTTCATGCTTCAAGCGCGCTACTCGGCGCGAGATAGAGCTGAGGAAGTTCAATACAGGATATTGTGACTATTGTGGCATGAATCTAGTTCCTCTAGAGAATCTAAGAACAAAGCAGAAGAACATATCTATGAGGCTCAGAAGCGTTATAAGAAGGTCACTGGGAAATATCTAAAATGAACAATATACTAAATATACCTCTCGGAGTTAATCCATCAAATGAAGTAGTTCATGTTGACATTAAAGATTTTCCACATTTGTTGATAGCAGGCACGACTGGAAGCGGGAAGACTTCGTACTTGCATTCAATGATCTGCTCACTACTTATGAAGACAACTCCAGATCAACTACAGTTTATGATGGTTGATTCCAAGATGGTCGAGTTGCCAATATATGATAGTATTCCTCATCTTCTATGCCCAGTAATAACCGACGCTTGGGAGGCCATTACTAGTTTCAAGGCTCTAGTATCATTTATGGAGAGCAGATATAAACTTGCGCAGGAATATGGCGCAAAAGATCTAGATGAGTTGAATGAAAAGCTTCCTCAGCATGAAAAAAGGCCATATATATTGGTAGTAGTCGATGAGATGGCAGACCTTATGATGCTCTCTAAGCATGAGATAGAGGAATCAATTACTCGACTGGCCCAGAAGTCAAGGGCTGTTGGCATCCATCTCGTGCTCGCCACGCAGAGCCCGCGCCGAGAGGTAGTTACTGGTCTTATAAAGAGCAATCTGCCAAGCAGACTAGCTTTCGCCGTAGGATCAGCGCTCGACAGTCGTATCATATTGGACCAAGGAGGGGCGCAAGACCTAATCGGCGCTGGCGACGCTCTGTTCTCGTCGCAAGGTCGTACTCCGTTCCGCATCCAGACTCCATACGTGGATTCAGAGGAGATCAGCGCCGTGGTGAAATTCTGGCAAGACCAAGTCTATTGGCAAGAGAGGCAAGCAGCATGATTTACAATAATCAGCAACAAGCTATAGATTCTATTGAAGATTTAGGCTATTATCGTACTGAGACTTTTATGTCTTCTTATCACCCTGATAATCAAGAAATTCCAATTATGGCCCACAACGATAGGAATCTATGTGTAGCTATAATGCCCGACGGGACATCTTGTACATTTAAATGGGTTATAGGCAAGGAGTTTCATCAAGCAATGTCAGAAGCACGAGCACGCGCCATTGCCTTGAACAGCGAGCTGCCTAAGATATAACATAGACTAGTAATGCAACGTCCTAGACAAACAAGAAGTTCTTATTACAAAGAACATTACCATAATTTAATGGACAGAATTTTGCGCGAAAGAGAACGCAAAATACTAAAATATACTAAGGAACAACCCAAACCAGATATAGGTGAGCAAGATTCTGATTTTATTCCTAAGGACAAGAAATGACCGATTTTTCCAAAGATGAGTACGAAGCCATAGAGAGAATTTTTATATCTCCATCTAATAGTCTTTTTAATAAGGGAATATGGGAGGGCTGGCTCGTTGCTCGCGACTACTACACAAACCCCGTGTATTGCATAACCTGTGGCGAGCGTGAGCAAGCGCTACGAGAGGCGTTAGAGGAAATCAAGACTGGAGTTTGTAGCGAGTACCCCTTGACATTGGGAGAGATTGAAAGTATCGTAATGGATACTCTTATCGCTATTTCTCCTCAATCAAATCATCAATCCACTTTTGTGGATAAAACCGATGCCGGTTAACATAAAGTTCTAAATGACTATAACGCTTGAAGATATAATAAACAATAAAGATAAGTTAGATTCTTCAACTCAGAAGACGGCTGGTTGCTGGTGGTTTACAGGGAAGAAAGATGCGCAAGGATATGGCACAATCAGAATCAATAGATCTACTAAATATGTAGCTGCCGCTGCTTGGGAAATTTTTCACGGCGAACTCGTGCCCGAAGGATTTATAGTAAAAGCTATATGCGCGAATAAAATATGCGTTAATCCTAATCATCTTGAATTAGCGCGCAGAACATATCCATGGCGAATGTAGTGATATCATGAATAATCTAAAAAATATATTCACTCTTCCTAACGGACAAATACTTTATAACATACATTCTGCGAAAGAATGCACAGGAAAATATTGTGTGATCCATAATCCTTCTAACCATCATATGAAAGATTGGCCACTAATTTGGCGCGAAGATAGAGGAATTTTCGAGCGAATTTGCCCCTGTGGCGTAGGCCATCCAGATCCAGATGCACTGAAACATGAAGTTGAATATGAAGAGGATACCTCGGCCAGAATTCACGGCTGTTGCGGACATTGCGACCCTAACTATAAAAAAGGAATATAAATGAATAATCTAATTACACCTATAGAAATTGTAGATAAACCTACTGACCCTTACCGTATCACTTGTATTTTGGAGGAACTAAGAAAAGTATGGAATAAAAATCCAGAAAGAACTCTAGGTGAAATTATTGCAGCAATTTTAGAGAGGGAATACAAGCCAGTTTATCTCACATACATTACTGACGATGAGTTTCTAGCTGCCATCCAAAATTATGGTGACAATTAATGAGCCAAATAATTGGTAACGGATGGGGAAGCAGCCATAATTGGGTAGGAGAAACTCCTCAAGATAATTCAAAGAGAACTTTTTATGAATGCAAAGACTGTAAAAGATTTTGGTGCCATTATTACGACGAGCAACCAAATATTTTTACAGCAATGCATGACAAAGTAATACCAGATATTTGCCAGGCTAAAAACGCCGAGGTAAGTAGTGAGTAATTCTATAGAGAGACTAAAGAAGATACAGAATAATTCTAACCCCTACCCGCGCGATTTTCCTGGCCGAGAAACAATTCAATATGTTTTAAATCGACCATCAACCGTAACTCTCCATGAAATCCTTACTAGAGAAAAAGTTGATGTTCCTTCAGATAATTTTTGTAAGATAGCAGGAAGAATATCTGCTCGAAGGCATCACGGAGAGACTATATTCTTTGACTTATTTGACCAGACGGGATCAATCCAACTAATTTATGGCCCCATAGAGTCAGGAAAACTAGATTTCGCAAAATCTCAAATAGTCCTTGATAGCGTTATAAAATGCGATCTTGGAGATATGGTCGGAGTAGAAGGGGCACTAGGCCAGAATCCGCGTGGGAAGCCCCTTCTTTTAATTTCTAATTTCACGCTTTTAGCCAAGGCACTACGAGAGCCTCCCGATAAGCGAAATGGCCTGAAAAGCCCTGAGCATAAGTACAGGCACCGCGAGCAGGATCTGATGTCCAGCGCGGATTCGCGCGAGGTATTTAAGAAGAGAGCAGAAATAGTATTTGAGATAAGGAAGTATCTGAATGAAAGAGACTTCGTTGAGATTGAAACTCCCATACTCCAACCCATCTATGGTGGAGCAACTGCGAAGCCATTTACAACACAACACAATACTCTTGGACAACAATTTTTCCTATCTATTTCCTCAGAGCTATACCTTAAGCGCGCACTCGTTGGCGGGTTCGATAGAGTATATGCTTTCTCAAGGTGCTTTAGAAATGAGGGAATTAGTCCCGAACACAACCCAGAGTTCACTAATCTAGAGATATTTGAGAGTTGTAAGACTGACCTAGATATGATTTGTTTTACTGAAGATTTAATTAGAAATGTGTCATGTTCAATAAAATGCCCTCATGAGTATCCTATGATTTTCGATGCAGACTTACCATCGTCTGATTGGCCCTTGAGTAGAAAATCAATTGGAAAAGGTAGACATAGAAACAGAGCAGAGGCATGGGAGCTATATATAGATGATATGGAGATTGCTTCTGGAGCATCAGACTTGAATGACCCACATGAGCAGGAAACGCGCCTAAAGGAACCAGAAAGCAAAAAGTTTTTCACAAATGAATTTGGAGAAAATATACGAGAATATGACCCATACGATCAAAACTACATCGAAGCTCTAGAAATGGGAGCACTGCCTTGGGCCGGAGTTGGTATTGGAATAGATCGTCTTTGTATGCTACTCTTGGGAAAGAAGAATATTAGAGATGTTATAATGTTTCCTTTATTGAAAACTAAGGTATAAATATGAATTATACTATCGAAATTATTGGGTGCCATGGCACTACCTACATCTTGGCTGATCTTACCAAGAGCCCCTATAGCTCGTGGTTGGCGAGCTAAAAAGAATGCCACAAGATGAATGGTATATTTATATCAATGGATAATAAATGGCAAATCAATCCTGCGCGAATTCTTCTCGCTGTAGTTCATCAACTTGATAATAGAAATATTAAATGAGCCTGTTTAGATGTGAAAAATGCAATTGTATAGAGAATACTGCTCTTTGTAATTTCTGGTCTAATTATAGACTAGTTAATAAGAAAAGATCTTTGTTATGTTCACAATGCGATCCTAAAATAAGTAAATGGCATAATATATTTCCCAGAGAACAGTATAACCATAAAATTCATAAAGAAATAAAGAATCCTCAATAAATGGAGATACTATGAGTATCGAAATAAAGAATTTGAAATCTATTCCCAAAGTAAATGAAATTGAATTAACTTGGGAAGTAAATGAAACAACAAATCTTTATGAGTTCTTAATTGCATGGAAGCCAGAAGGAGTTACCGCATGGTCTGAGACAATTACAAAGAATTACAAATATACAATATCAACTACTTTACCAACAGCATTCCGGGTACGGCCCCTTATTGCTGGTGCTGCTAAGGAAACTAAGAATACTCCTCTCCCCGCGCCGACTCCTGCCCCTGAACCAACTCCTACGCCCGCTCCCAGCCCCTCTAAATTAATCATCGGGCTCGACTCAGGCGGTTGGGGAGGCTCATCTTACAGCGATATTACGAAGGCCGTAAAAAATGTGCGTTTTTCTCATGCCTATGTAACCGAACAGCACATGCTAGATTCTTCTGCTGCCGGAATTACTTTAGCTTGTGCTCTATTTGGGGAAGGTGGAACCATCGGCCGAATTCCTACCAAAGAATATGCTCAAAATATTGTCAATCATTTCAAGAAGTATGGTAAGGGAGGAACTTTCTGGACTTTCTGGACAGGAAAAACAGATCTTGGTGGGCAATGTGTGGAGGTGTTGAATGAGCCTGGTGGAAGCTGGTTCTGGTCTGATCCTACTAACTACAGTGGATATACTAATCTTTTAAAGGTTGTTCACGAAGAACTAGCAAATAACTTCCCGGCGGAAATCCGTCCGAAGATTCTGGCAAGCTGGGACGGCGGCGGAGTAGGAAATAAGTTTGGAGAAGAAATAAAGAAGCTTGGTGGATACAACTATTGCGATGGAGTTACTGTACATCCATATGGTGGTTCTAACGGTCAGCACGGCGGCGCGCTGGGAGATAGAAAGCAAGTAGAAGATGCTCATAACCTTTCAGGAAAGCCAGTATATATAACAGAGGTGGGATGGCCTACTGCGGTTGGAAAGTCATCGACTGGTGATTCTCAACAGTGGAATGAACAACAGCAAGCAGAAAATATCTCTAACTTCATAAAATGGTGTCAAAGTAAAGAATATATCAATATGGTTATAATCTTCAATTATGTAGATTACGGATCAAACGCTTATTATGGTATAGAGAAGGAAAATAGAACGCATAAGCCTTCATTCTCAGTTTTATCTTCTTTTCTTTGAAAACACAATTTAGAGAATAGGATGTGATGCTATATGCCGTCCGAAATTGATATATATAAAAATTTAGACCTATGTAACTGCGCTGAAACTATCCAGCGCAAACTTAGCCTCTGTGGCCCAACGGAAAAGGCACTCGGTTTCTACCCGAGAGATGCGAGTTCGACTCTTGCCAGGGGCGTGATAAAATCTGTTTTAGGGTCTAAAGGAGGGAAAGACGAAACTAACTACGAAACGTAATACCACACAGATGTACGCTAAAGCGGACACCCGGCCAGATACTACAGGGCCTTTTCCAAGGGCTCTCCTGGCCGGGTGCTGCCCGCTCCACTTCCCGGCCTGTGCCCTATTAGGAAAGCCACAAGCATACCAACCATGATTCGAGCCTTTAAAATCTCAGCATCCACGAAACGACCTACGAAACGATTTAGTTCATGAATGTACGTGATATCAAACACAAAGTCTACTTAGACCTCGGGCTTGAACTGGTCTTCGAGGATGCGGGTCGAATGCAGCCGAACGAAGCCGCAGTTGAGGCAGGCGAAGGGCAGCACAGGGAGCCCATAGCACTCGGTTATCGGCTCGTGGGCGTCAACGTATTGCAGGAGAGCTACCGCGCGGAAGTCAGCCCATTGGTGCCCACCACAGGATGGGCATCGGTCGCTCGCCTTTCTTTCAAGGACTTCGGCGAGAGCTTTGAAGTCGCGTGACACGACCAGACAATATCAATCAACAGAATCAGCATCTACGAAACTAACGACGAAACTAGATAGTGGCATAGAGCACAAAGATAGTTTGTAACGTACCGCACAAATAATCTAATGATAGGCTGTTGTTCTACAAGCTCGGCTGAAGCTTGCGGAGGGCGTTGGAATCGAACCAATCGCCGCCGTGTCTCAGACGGGTCACCGGGATGAAGGCCCGGCCCCACACACCACTTAGGAGCGCCCTCCGTGCAGCCGATCTTAGCCGAGCACTGTGCATAAGTCCTCGATCAGCAGCGGATAGAAGTTCCGTCCGAACCGCCTGATAGCAGCTGATTGAGCGAGCAGAAGGTCAGAAGTAGGCGGCTAGAATGCGCGGAGTCCCGGCGGATCAGGCCGGGACTCGCGGCGGTGGCGGAATGGTAGACGCACCGGCCCTCATCAAGTCGGGGTGCATCGCACCGTGCAGGTTCGAATCCTGTCCGCCGCACATATTTGTAGCACAAGCATCATTAGATTTCTAGTATCAATCGTTACTTGGTGGTTGGGGTATTTCTCGACTGCTCTGGAGGGGGTAGAGCACTACATGCGGCAGTGGCGAAACTGGCAAACGCGCCCGGCTAGAGCCCGGGTTCCCACCACGGATTACGGGTTCGAGTCCCGTCTGCCGCACATCTAGCGAAGTTGTAGCACAAGGGTGTCTTTGTGCTATACGTCACAATGTTTGCCCGGCGTTTCGTAGTTAGTTTCGTCTTTCCCTCCTAGCTGCGTTCTTACGATTTAGCGATACGACGCAGAGCGGCTCGATCTGCTGCCACCTGTTCACGTAGTGCTGGAACTTCTCTGCGGGCCTGCTCCAGAAGCTTTGCACGACGTTGATCATGCTCAGACGAAGTAGGGGTTAGGTTGACACCGGTGTACGAATATTTGTTTTGCTCTGTCGTCATTAAGTCCTCATTCTACTCCTTAGGGGCCGGGTCCGCAATACCGATCAAACCCTCTACGAGTTGAAGTCTTTGCTCAAAAACTCCAGTTAGACTGTCGGTCTTATCGGCCGTCTCTTTAGCAGCATATTCTAGTTGTCCGAACTTGATGGGAAACTCTCCGTGTAGTGCTCGCCAACCGACCAAAAGCACCGCGCCAATGGCCGTCAGCAAGACTACGGCACGCTCTACATGGAAGAGCAGCCGCCAGCCGAGAGCAGGGGCCGGGAGATTCTTCGGTACCCCGTGTTCATTGCTTGCCCAGAACGCGATAGCGAGCACAGCAGCCGCGAGGAGCACGCGCCATCCATGAGTCTTGAACCAGGCCATAGCTCTCGATTCGACATGCGCGAACTACAACCTGCTGTAGGCTGAGATTTCAAACTGACCCACTACCGAAATTCTGATATACTCACCATGGGCACGTTAAAGCCCGCTCCATCAACGTTCCCGCCAGAGGGCTCTATCTGTAGTAGCCGCTATGAGTAGAGCCCTCAATTTATCTGTATACTGTCTCCTGTCATGACACTCTCGGCGCGATTTGCGCCGAAATAGAACAAAGAAAATACTCTCATGGGAGATATTACAAATGGCTGAAAAGCTCTTGCTGAACTACAAAACATTTGCTGCTCCAGGCAATGTAGAAAGAAAATATGCTTCTAAAGTTGGTGGGGTATCTGCAACCCTAGCCCATTATCTCGAAAAAGCAAAAACTGCCGTGCATGAAGAATCAGGATTTCTTGAATTTGAATTAGCTGTTGGAACTAAAGACCCTCAAGGTCTAGAAATCCCTAATACTTCTACACAGAAATTTGCTCTTAATGTAAATGATCTTAGTTCAGTGATAGAATATTAATTATGGCAGGCGTGCGAATATATCTAAATTCCTATGGTTCTCCTGGGGATACCGAAAAGAAAGATTGTTCTATACCAACTTCTTTAACAGAATGGAAAACATTAGCAAAAGAAGCAACTAAAGAAGATGGTGCAGGATTTGTTGAAGTAGAAGAAAAACCCACTGGCGGACAAAACTCGCCGATAAAAGCATTAGTAAACGTAAACCAAGTAGAATGGGTAGTACAGCTATAAACTTGTGAATTGTGGTCTGAGAAGGCATTAGCATAACTAATATATATAACATGCTAATTCCCGGTCGATCGCCACTATCAGCTATCAAAGTCTCGGATAAGATAGCTACTTGTAGAACATTTGTAGCACACTAGGAAATTTTCCGTTGGAGGAATTTTTGAGATGGAGAATTAAATGAATGTAAACAATATAGCTAGAAATAATGGTGAAGAATTTGAGCATTATGTAGAAAGACAGTTTAAGCTTCAATATAATAGAGAACTAACTAATCATATTGCATTTAATGATACACTATATGATATCAAAAATAAACTTTGTGAACTCAACGAAAGGTTAAACAAAATGACTACACTTGCAGAAGAATTGGGCGTAGAGGAGACTACTCTAGCCGAAGTTGTCCCTCGGCTTGCTACTGAGATTACTTCTCTACAGACCTCTCTTACTGAAAAGGAAGCATCAATCACGCAGGCCAACTCTGAGCTTGCTGCCGACTCCACCAAGCTGGCAGAAAATAACGCAGAATTAGCCGCAATTCGCAGCGTCAAGGAAAGCCTTGGTCCCGTAGTAGAAAAGGCTAAGAGCCTAGTTCCTGCTCCTGCGGTGACTCCTCCGGCAGAAACTCCGCCGAGTGAAACTCCCGAACAGCCTCCAGTTAATCCTACTCCTCCAGTAGAACAGGAACACCCGGCAGAACCCGCGCCGGAAGTTACCCCGACACCAGAAACACCAGCAGCGTAAAGCTGCGTATGGCGATGCCCGAGATTGATAGGGAAAGGACTGCAAATCCTTTGGCACAAACATACATGACTCACCCAAAGCATCCGCAACAGCGAAGCAAAGAAAATCATTGATACTTTCCCAAAAAATTCTTTCTTTCGATAACCTCTTGATTGAAAGAAAGGTGGCGGACGGGCCTCGAACCCGCACGATCCCGATTTTAAGTCGGGAGTTCTTCCAATTGAACTACCGCCACCATAGAGCCCCGGTTCGGACTGACCTCCGGCCGGGGCTCGCTCGTTAATAGCAGCTACTGCACGTCGCTCTGTAGCACAATTAGGTGCTAGTCAATTCCAGGTACGTCAAGCGGCGGCCGGTCACGGCCAGTAGCACAGTCTCGAAACGTCCGTAATCACTGAGATATCTTTGATTGAAAGCAAATACTCTCTCGTCAAGATATCTAAAAAGATGAGAAGGATCTACTGATACATAAGTTCCATGCAAACTTCTCTTTAGTAGTGACCAGAAGTTCTCAATTCCGTTTGTGTGGACTCGACCGTCAACATAATGTTCCGCGTGGTTGATGGTCTGGTGGTCGAAGTTCTCATCGAGGCCGTGGTAGCCCTTCCACTGGTCCGTGTAAAGAGTTGAATCGGCTTGTACGGCCTTGCGAACACGGGGCTTGAGCGTGTCGCTTTTCGCGTTAGGAATAACTTCCGCGCGAACTTGCCCTCCACGCTCTTTCATGCCCTCTGTTCTGTGGGTGAGTCATGTATGTTTGTGCCAATTCTTATTATTATTTCACCTGATTCTACTCACTATATATATTACTCCTACTATTATTGCAATAACAACCAAAGCTCCTACTAAAGTCATTTTTACTCCTTTTCATCGCAGCATTAATGGTATTTCTGCTGTAGATCTTTTCTGGAGTCCTTTTGAATCATGATGCTCTGGAATTTTTACTTCCTCTTGAAAAGCTTTGATTAGATCCTCCAGTCTCATTACGATCAAGTCTTCATTCTCTATACCGTCTAAAGCTAAAACAGGTATATTACCTGCCTGATATGATATCTCAATCGCTTCATATAAATGTCTAAGTATTTTCGCCCAAGATAGATTTACTTCTGACTTACAACTAATAGTCATTCCGTTTGCTACTACATCCCCTTGAGCATAGAACTTATTACCACTTCCAGGCTGTAGAGCTCCTCCTAAGACATCTGCTATACGTTTCTCGAAATCTCTCCCTCTTTTAATTGCATCTTGGTCAGGCATTTTTGCTTACCATGTATAATACATTCTCCATATTTATATGAACATCTCTTTTAGTTTCATTTACTATAGTCTTATAACCTATTTTTCTATCAGAACTTTCATATAAAATAATCTTAGCTACAAGAGTGTTATTCTCTCTAGAATAATCAAAACCATTTATAGTTTCAATGTCTATATGAAAATCCTGCCAGTACAGAAACACCTTCTGTTATCCCACCAGGCGAACCAAAAACAGCAGCAGAGGCAAAAGCGACCGTAGAAACGCCTTCTGCGATTCAGGAAAATCCCTACGAGCACTAATTCCTCCAGTCGCTCCAGAAAATTCGGCAGAAATTGCGTCAGAAGTCACTCCCGGTCAAGCAGAAGCACAGGAAATTGCTCAAGCTACTCCGCCGGTCGAGTCTGCCGTTTAGATGAAGAAATTTACTGTATATTTTATTAATGGAAAAAGAGCGGAGGAGGAAGAGGATAATAGGTAGGTTCAACTTTCTCGGAAACTTCTTGCTCCGCAACTATATTCTCCCGTGCCTCCTTCTCTATTTCCTCATTAGTCTTATTTTCTGGATTAAGAAGGCTAGGGTTTTCTTCTACCGGAGAAGTTTGCGCCGGAGTAGCAGCAACAGTAGGAGCAGGTAAAGAAGTAATATAAATCTGTACTACATCGCCAGTCTCGCCAGAAACAGGATTAATATTTCCATTCGCTGAGACTGATAGATATCCGCCAAGAGACTCTACAATCTCTGTAATAGCCTTAGTAATAACAGGCATTACAGCTTCTTCTCGTTCATGCTGCTCTGGTTTAGAAAGATCAACACTTAATTCCTGCGCCGTTCCTTCTGCCTGTGTTATTTCAAAGCTCATTTAATTTTCCTTTTAACCACATTCTTACTGATGACTGAATTTTAACATCTACTTTCCCTATTTTATAATGTTTATATCTAAATGGTCCATTAAACATTATTAAATATATCTTCTAATTGAAAGAACATCACTTCTATAGCGCCACGGCAGCAAAAGCGGACCAGGGTCACCACCATGAGATACTACAAGACCACCACCAGTATAGATACTGACATGCTCTCCAGGCCAAGAAGTTCCGTAGATTATCAGATCACCGGGAATAGGATTATTTACGCGCTTTCCATGCTGAAGGAGAGTTCCTGTATACCCCCCAAGCCAATGCTGCCCATTTACCGTATCTGAATGATGAAAATGGCCTAAACCATTCCATAAGCACCACGTAGCATACGCAGAACAATCACTATACACAGGAAATTCTCCACGCCAAGCTTTCTTATTCTTCTGAATACCTTCCCAGCGCTGTGGCCCCTGTGTATATCTACACTGAGAAGCACGATGGTATCCCAATACAGCAGCTTGTAGCGTCAAATTTACTGCCGTATGAACATGCTTATTTGATAGACCTGAAACAGACATCATGCACCAGACAAAGGAACATTCGGATTATCTTTAGCATCTACAACATTGGCTGGGTTACTAGCATCTGCAATTGAAGTTCCCGGCGCAGGAACATCTTCATGAAATGGAACAAATTCATTAATTGTTTCTCCAATTAGCTTATGAGCTTGTAAGTAACGAGCAACATTAGTTATCAATCCAGATGCAATACCAAAGATTGCAAGATACTTTTCAGGACCAGTAAAAGCTACTTGCCCTTCTTCTACTGCTTTAATAATCGTAGGAAGCAATGCTAGAACAGCAGTTGCCCATCCTATAACCGATGTAACTCCTACTGAAACTTTATTATTCATTAATTTCCTTTCAAATTTTATTCGTCTATATCTTGGATATACTTTTAGTGCGCCCAAAAATGAGGATTTTGTTCAAATAAATTTCTCATGCATGCTCTTGCAAAGAATTTTGAAAAGTATAATTCAATTTAATTTTATATTGCTCTTTAACTTCTATTAGTTCTTTTTCTCTATCCAGATCTTCTAAAGCTTCAATAAAGTATATTTTCTCTCCCATTCCCTTAGACCAATCTATATACTCTAAAAAAACTTTATCTAAAATCATACTTTCATTTTCAAAGGATCTGTTGGAGGCTTTTGTTCTAACCAAACTTCTCTCCAAATCTTTAAATCACAACTGTAATCATTTCTATTATCTAAAATTCCTCTAACTTCTCTTCCTGAAAGATCACCTATTTCTGTTTGAGTTACAAAAAGCTCTCTACCTTCAAAATCGTAATAAGTAGTTCCAATATGCGGTTTATCAATCATCATACAAAAGTGTCATAGGAATTTCTAAATTTGTACACAGATTGTCAGCTGCATACCTACTCATTTTTCTCTTACCCTTTATCCAATCATATGTACTTCTAGAATCAACCCCAGCAGCTTCAGATATTTTTTTATTATTCCACCCTAAAAGTTTTGCTTGAGATAAAATTGGGCGAGGATCTACACAATCTCCATAGTATACTCCCCATCTAATATTCTTTTCTAAAAAAGATTTTTTTCTTTTACTCTTGGACTTTATTTTTCTCTATCTCCTCGAATCCTGGCCAAGCGGGATCGATACCCTCGCTGCGAAGCAGCTCGGCTTCCACGGCAAGAACGTCTTGGACCTGCTGGCCTTTTCCCAATTTATATCCTTCTCTCTCTTTCTCATTCAGCAGCAGTTTATCAACTGGCAATGGATTTAAATTATCGCGTTCTAGTCGCATAATTCATATGTAGCATCAAAAATATCTGGTTTGCAGAAATAAAACTCCCCCTTAATTCCCTTAATAATCCAATCACCAGTAGAATATTCCATCTCACCCTCAAGCGTTTTAATATATCCACCTTCAAATGTATTAGACTTTACTCGATGTGTATCAACCGCATGGTACCCACCTAGAAATAATACTACCTCATCAGGATTATCTTTAAATTGTAAAGCTTCAATAACAACAGGTTTCTTTCTATATTTAGGCAAAGCTCAACCTCTCTCCAAGAATCTCATTTTACTCATAGTGTAAGAATATAAGACCTAAAATTATCCATATCAAGATCAAAATAATAGTCCCAATTAAAAGCACAATCTCTCTCCGAGAGTAAGTAAATATTTTTCTTCTGATGATTTCGCTGTCGGCTTGATAAATAATGTCTCAGTCTGTTCATCATAAGCAGCCATCATATTATCTGATAGTTCTAGTCTATCTGGTATTTCATCAGTTACTTTTACAGATAAATTAGATGTATTTAAATAGCTAAACCATAAGGTACAATTCGGATGCGTATCTTGAGATTCTTTTCTAGCTGTTTTTATATCAAATACTTTAGCATTACGGAGTATGCAACGTTTATCAGTATTTAAATTAGTTCCACTAGAAGCATCATGCGCCATTACCTGTGATATTCCAGCATCTTCTGCCGCCTGCAACATACCTTGGTTATATGCGTCTCTCGTCTGAGCGCGAACCACGCGAAGAGTATGAGTATCAGGCATTTCAGCAAAATGGTCTTCTATAGCTTGAGCAACTACATCAGGATGAGAATTCTCAGTAAGTTGGTTCTCAAGAAAAATTTTAAACTCTTCCTGGACTGTCTGATCCATTAGGCCGAGATTTTCCTCTACATAGCTATTAATCCAGTCTTCTACTACACTGGGATTAAATATCTCGGGATCAAGTTGAGCTAATTTCAATTCCCGCCGCCCTGCGGCCCCTGCAATTCTACTGAGAATTTCTCTAAGGCGCAAGTTGGCCGGAGGTAGGGATTTAGCTTGATCGACTCCCCACGCCGCTATAGCGCCTGCTGCGGCTATTTTAGCGGCCCCTTTGCCCAGCCCTGGTTTGGACGGCTGCACTTCTTCAGGCTGAGCCAATTTTAATACTGTCTTATTTCTAATTTGATTAACGAAAGAAGTAATTTGATTCTGATATCTATCTCTTAAAAATTTGCGCATCTGAACAGCAGCAGTACGAACAGTTGCATCTTGATAGGCAGGAATTTTGGGCAATTTTTCTAAGAAATTTTTAGCTTCTGCTCCAGGAACAGTTATAGAATCTGCTCCCAGATAAATCTCTCCTCCAGGCTGGAAGTAAACATGCTCTCCAGTCTCCGTTTTTTCCACTCCCGCGTTATATCCTGCCACTCCTTCTTTCTTTGTAGAAGCAGTAATGGGAGGTTTACTATTATCCTGTTCCGCTTTATGCTTTTCGTCTATAATCTTTTGCTGTGCTTCCGAATTAGTAGGCACTCCTTCTTCTTCAAGAAGCGCTCTTATATCGACTCCTAAATTCTCAGGATTTTTTTGACCAGCAATAGTTATAAGCTGTTTAATAAATTCAGGATTACGAATCTTTCTGGTTTCTTTCCTACATGGTATTCCAGCTTTGTCAGGAAAATTAGCAGCAATAAATTCAGGTATCATATACTTATTTACATATTCATCATCCTCGTTAGCAAGAAGTTGCTGTGCTTCTTGGTAAATCTCACCTTGCTGAGCAGCAATATATCTCTGGCTAGAAGTTTGAGCGGCAGAAGTAGCATCAATAAAGGCTTGTTCAGGAAGGAACATTGCGCGAAGCATATAAGATTGTAGAGTTGCGAAACATTGCTCTAATTGATTAAAGTTCTCTCCACCCTCAAGATATTTAAGTTCCCATTGACGTTGGTTAGTTGTTTTACCTTCCTCATCAACCATAAAGTCACCAGGGAAAGCCACAGTCGAACCAGAACGCGCATTGTTACCAGTTTGAATAGCTTTTTGCTGAAGACTGTAAGCAGTTTCAGATTCAGGTCTATTTACATCTAAAGCATCAGCAACATTAGTGGGATAATAAATTTGTTTAGCTGGATCTGCCTTATTCTCATATGATCTATCAGCTAACGCCCACCTATACCAAAAACTCCACCAGTAGCGATATGCCCGTCTTAATCTAGGTTGTCCGTACAAGCTTCCGAAATTTTGTGATCTTTCATTAACTAACCACATCGACCGCTCTAACGGAATAGGATATCCACTAAGTATTTGTGGGCCATAAGTCTGAGCAACTCCTAGCATCATAGGATTAGGAATTGGAACAGGAGAATACATAAATCCATTAAAGTTTCCCATTTCGTTCCATCTAGGAAGGCAATTCTCAGGAGGTAAAGCTAAAACATTCTTCCACAATAAAGCATCTACATTCTTAGAAGGCCAAACAAGAAGATCTTCATCTGGTTTGTCTGAATTTTTATCTCTATATTTTCCGTCTAATTTTCCTAGCTTCCATCTTTTAACAAGGGGTTGGTACCCCATGCGAAGTTTATTGCATGATTTTATTTTAAAGTCTGTATTGATAGGCCTAAAAGCAGCATCAACTGCCGCAGCTATCTGGGCGTCCTCACAGGCCACGGACCACGTAGCGTTAATTAGTGGAGTTTCTGTATAATATAAAGCAAAAGCTATAGTAGGATCGGCGCTCATATCGCGCATAATGGAGAAAGGTAATCTCCTTACACTGAAAGGATTTCCTCCAAGCTCTCTATATAGAAGAACTAGATTTAAAACCTCGGCCTGAGTTTGCTGCCGAACAGAGGGACCGATCGCGCGAGCTTCCCTTAATCTTTGGGAAACCCCTTTATCTATATCTATTTCAAAAAGGCGCTCTTGTTCTGGGCTGGGCTGGGGATACTCGTCTATGGCTAATGGGTCCGTACTTGTCTTATTTCCTTCTGTTCTATTTAAGAACCCTGCTTCAGAATACTTTTCACCTTCAGCCATTTTATTCCTTTTCTACATAAACTTCTGGTTTATCGCTGCCATCTATGAACTTAATATCAATTCTATATTCTCCTACACGCATCCAATATGAATTCTCATCCATCATCTCTAGATGAAACCATTGATCTATAACAAGCTCATCAAAATAAAAATTCTTTTTTCCTTTATGATCTCTTTGTAGAGATCCCGAATTCTCTGCATAAACATCTCTATTTTCAGTCTTAGCTAAAGTACGCCATTTATATCCTGGTTTAAACATTATATGTCTAGCTTTTTCTTTAGTTCTTCAAAATCTTTTTTAGGAAACATCTCTATCTCGTCAACATATCTTACATCGGGATGAGGACCACCCCGACCATCTAAAATAGAGGTGATTACGGGGACAAAATTGCACCTTTTCCATTTCACGGCAGGAAAATCGCCGGAAGTAGACCAATCATATGGCTTATCTAATATCATTTCATTTCACAGTCATTAGAGCAGCACCACTCAATTTTACTATTGCCCTTTATATAACTATTTATATAGACACATCTAGAAGAATGTTTTCCATATCTTCCAAAATCTCTATAAATATAATCTGCCCATTTTCTTAGATCAACAATAGGGTTCGCAGTAGAATTATCAGACCAATTGCTCATCTTCTAGCCTGTATTATGGATTCAATACTTTTATCATACTCTTCTTTTTTTTTCTTGGAAATATATTCACTAAGATTTTTCATTGTATCTATAATAATTTTTATCTCTCTATCGCTATACATTATAACTATCTTTTTTATATATAGCTGAATTTAACATCTGTATCAATGCTATTCCCTGAGCTTTGGTTAAATCGCATAAAGGCTCAAGCTCATCTATTGGCCCTCCCCAACCATACCAATGAAGCTCAAGACGATCACCATTCCAGCGAGGAACTACCGGGCAAAAACTGCTCTGATCTGATACTGATTTCTTTTCTATGGCATCCAAGGTTCACGCCCTCCTCTTCCATTATTTCCGCCGATTTCTTGGCCCATAGCCTCACGCCATTTTTCGCTTGTATAGTCGGCAGAGGAAGGGGAGCTTACACCAACCAGAGCTGCTGTAGGACCCACCGCCGAATCTCGCGCCGCCACCATCGGCTGCAAAGTCGGCCGAGGGTTCCTATATCTCTTCACAATACCCTGAACGTTCTTTAAACAATATCTAACTCCAGAAGGTCCGTGAGATGATTCGTCATGAATTTCTTTCCCATTCTCGGATCTCCAACTCTCAAAATCATCGCAGATTCCAGGGGCGCTAGTTCCATCAGCATATAATAAACTATCAGCTACTAAAGACTGTACACATTCTACTGTTGGATCAAAATATTTTCCTGATAGATACCAATGAGTTCTTAATGGAGGATTATGTTCGCGCCAATCTGCGCGCTGTTGAGCCCCAGCCTTATCAGCAAACCTTCCTTTTACTCTCCAAGCTGCTCCGTATCTATTCTTATATTGGATCTCTACTCTAACTACTTTATCTGCAAGGCGAGTCGCGCCAATAGCAACCTCATATATCTCTTTAAAGATTACATAAGCACCTTGAGGTATAACAGTTTTAGTTCCTTGAAAATTATTTACTTGAATAGGTTGATGTAAAGGACCTTGTATCCATAAAACTGCCGAAGTCGAGTTACTACTGCCCCCCCAATCAATACCTTGCCAAATATATCCAAACTCTGGTCTTGGTTCATAATCCTTAATTACATATCTTTCTCTAGACCATGTAGGAAGATAAAGACCATCGGCCATTGGTCTTCTACATTCGTGCTGAGCTACCCATACATTGGGAGAGTTCTGAGTAAATTTATGCTTTATATCATCATATTCCATCCATCCTCTTGATTTAAAAAGCTTTCCTTTACAAACAGACTCTAATGTTCTAGGAGACCCCTCGGCCCACTCACCTTTAATAATTTTTTTACATCCGCATAATTCTTTAGGATCTTTACCAAGCTCAATTAATCTTGCTTCTCGTTTGTCTGCCGGAACTGATTCGCAAGTAGGAACCTCTTTTGCACACTCAAACAAACAAAATTTAAATACATGCCAAGGAGGTTCTACTCCAAGTTTTATAGCTTTGTCTGATTCATCTATTATCTCTTGCATTAAACCTTTAGCCGACTTCCTAGTAGAAGTAGCTATATCTTGCGATTTAATCATATTACCGTCAGAACCTTTACCTGACGACGCCATCGACCGACTCTCGGCCCAGATCGGACGCTCCATCAAGTCGATCTCATCAGCGTGAACCTTGTGAGGATGAGGGGAGTTTACGCCAGAGGGGGATGCGATAATTACTTCTAGTTTAGAGCCATTCTTCCATCTAGTTTCTTTTCTTAAAGGGTCTCCTTCAATACTGGGTTTAGGGATTTTCTTCCCAGTATCATCTTTAGCATAAACAAAAGATTTAATATAGTTATAAGACTTGTTTGATTGAGCTTCGATATCCGCGAAGACACAAACCTCACAGCCAGGCTTATACTCACAATTTAAATAATTAGCTATATTTACAGATCTCGTCTTGCCGCCTTCTCTGTTAGCCATGACAAGAATAGCTCTTTTTCTTTCAAAATAATAATCAGAAACAAAATCAAAAGGTGCATTATGATCGTCGCAGACAGAAACTCGCGGGATCTCATCCCCGATCTCTTCTTTAATTAACCACCACAACTCATCATCAGTAGTAGGAATAGCCCTCTTTTGAGACCCCCTTTTGCCGCCTAATCTGCGCATAGAGAGAATTAGATCTCTTTTCTCCTTATCAGAGAGAGTAGAAAGATCTACATTTTCTAATTTATTTTTCTCTTCTTGCGCCATTTCCTGCCTAATATACAGTAGCTTCTAAATCACTATAATAATCAGGGAGCCATCCACTCACTGATTTCATTACAACCTTGCCATCACGCATATCATTTATAATAATTTTTGTATCCACTCCCCATAACAAATTTATTAAATCTGATATAGTTACTATCCTGTCATAACCAAGAGTTCTATACTCAAATGATTCTTGGATAGAAATAAAAGTCTTATAATTAAATTCTATCAAATTTCCATAAGTGCCGCATAAATAGCCAAGAGATGTTTGCCAACTTCTTAAATCCTTCACAGGAGAGCTGGTAGATTTAATTTCCCAATTTACAATTGGTTTTCTTTCTGCATCCCAATCAGATTTCAACTTTTCTTCATTGACTTTATACATCTTTACCACATCTAGGGCATCTGCCATCGTACATATATGCAACCTCCCGCAAACATCCCTGCAATCTGCAAGCCCACCTCTTTCGCCAATTTCTATATTTACGTCTCATCTTTTATACACGCTCCATACCATCAATCAACATTTTCCAACCAAAGTCTGTAAGACGAATCTCAATTCCACCACCCGCGCGCTCTCGCTCCTCAATCAGTTTCAGCCATACAAGTGGCTTATATGACGGCGTATGAGGAAGCCAATTATCATTGATCTGCGCTCGCCCAGACTCCGAACGGCGCGCAAGATCCTGCATTAGCTCCCACCCGTCATCGCTAATTTCCATAGGAGGTAAATCAGTCATCATCTTCTATATCTTCTGGAGGTATCTCATAATCGTATCCAAGATGATTCGATAATTCTTCTTTAAGAACTTTTTCAAGATCTGGACTAGAAAGTTTTCTCAACTCTTTCTCGTCATCGCGAAGATTTTTCTCATAGTCTTGTTCGTACTTATTCAGGCGATCAATCGCACCGAGGTTCACAGAAGGAGCCTTATGATTCAAAGCAAGGTCTAATAGCTTACTGGCGATCCTCTCGCCTTTCTCAGAAGCTTTCTCAGTTACTATCTCTGCTACTGGTTTGTTTTTACGGGGTCTCCCTGCGCCGGGTCTAGCCCCTCCGATCCTGCCTTCGGCGACCATTCGTTTAGCTTCAATGCTTTTTTCCTCGCGCCGAGTTAGCCCTTGAGGCCCCGTAGTATTCCACCAGGAGGGATCACCGAATCCAGATCTTCTCCGGGAAGGAAGATTTCCATTACTACCCGCGCCGTTTTCCTGCTCGCTCATACTTCAGAACCTACATATAAATAGCACCAATTATCATCTGAAGAATCTTCTACGCGCATTTCTCGTCCCGTTGCTTCTATCATTCTCATTACCATCTCAATATTAGAAGAATGAATAGTCTGCTCAAATGGCTCTGGATCTTTTATCTGCTCCCATAAACGTCCAACCTCTACCCCACGCGCGAAATCCGCCGAATTGGAGTCAAAGACCAGAATAGGTTGAAATCCCTCCATACCATTAAATTATACATGAAATAAGGCCACCCTCGGCGCAAATCTCGCGCAAAAGATGGCCCTATCTATTTCCCGCCTAATCTCTCAAGATCTTTTTCAAAAGCCTCTTTGAAATTCAGCATTGGCATCACCTCCTATCTTTCAGCTATCGCTGGTCCTGCAAGAGCAAGAACTAAAGCATCCGCGCGATCTGCTCCCCCGTCGTTTATACGGCCCCAGTTATGAGAAGGATACATGGCTTTGACTTTCTTATAAGCTTCCTCCTTAGACATATTCCCCTTTCCCAGCGCCGCTTTTCGCGCCGAAGTAACTCTTCCTTCTATAATTAATAATCCTCTAAGCTTACATACTAATGCAGAAGCTGCCTGGTAATGTGATATAACTCTCACAGCTTCTGCGTTTCTAACCACACTGAGAAACTCAATAACAACTATATCTGGTTTATTAGCTGACAACCATGATTGTAGCCATAAGAAATAATCTACAAGACGATCAGAAGAAGATCCATTTTTAGGTTTATACCAAGCATCGGTCAAAAGAAGATTATTATTTTCTACTAACGCAACACCTGTTATAGAAGACGACGGATCAATTCCTGCTATTTTCATTCATCTAAATTGTCAGAAAAATAGTTTTCATATTCCCATTTTTCTAGAGATATAGTTTTAGAAGACGAAATCTTTAAAGCCTTTATCAAACTATTAATAGAATTCGTATCCGGTTCATGAGGTAGCTTCATAAGATTGACTGGGATAACTAGAGTTTCCTTTTCACGATAAGAATTTCTATCTACTCCTTGAGGAATTATTCCTGATTCTATTTTATCTGCTAACCTTCTTATCTTATCGGCCGTTATCTTATAATGTTTCGAAGATTCATTTTTATACTTTTTCTTATATCTCTCAAAATCTTTTATTTCTTTGTCTCTCTTAGCTGCTAAAGCATCAATAAAATCATCTACCTTAACAGATATCTTTAAATTATCTCGGCGCATCTTGCCTCTCAGTTTCATATTTGCTAATTTGTCTAGACAATCTCTCGCAAGAAAGATGAAAATTCTTCTGAAAAGCCTTTAAACCACTAACTATTTTTCTAGCTTCATGCTCTTTATTGCTTAACTCAAGAACTTCTGGATCTCCTTTAACTTGAGCCTCTCGAAACTCATTGGTATTACGCTTACCATCCTCTCCCATAAATGGAACTTCTTTAGCTACTACGTTTTCTCTATAGTTTTTATAATGAATACAATCATTTAATCTGTCTTCATGTTCAATCAAAACATAATTTATTCTTGTCTCGTAGGCATGATATTCGGCGTGGAAAGAATAAAGCTCCTCACGAGAGCACTTAGAAACATCTACTGGAAATACAGGCGCTTGCTCATCTGAATATGCAGGAGGAATAGGCATCCCCTCTTGAGCAACGATCTCCATCGCGCGATTTCGCCGCCGAGATTCCTCCGCGTCTATTTCAGAAAAAACCTTATCAGCTCTTTGAATATTGTCCCTCTTATTAACTTCTTCTGCATCCTCAATATCAGATATTTCTGATCTGTTTACTTCTTCAATAGGAGGACCTTTAATTATAGTTTCTGATTCGACAAGAAATAAAGTCTCAGAATTATTTAATTTAATATTAGGATTTTCTACTAAACCCCCTTCTGCATATTTTTTTAAATCATTTATTTTCTCAACTGCTTTTAATCTATCAGCAGGAGACTCGCTATCTAAATTATCTAAGGCGCGAGCAGCTTCCAATTCCGCCGGATATACCTTCCCGTCAGGATGCTCAACCATAAAGCGAAGCTCATTGATCCCAAGACCAGGAACGCTTTTTCTACCCTGGCCATAAGCTTTTAAAGTAGGACCAGTTAGTTGTGCTTCTAGAGACTCTCTGTCTATTTCTTCGGCGGCTTTTTGCGCTGGAATCTCCTCTACTTTTATACCTAAATCTTCTTTAGACACTACTCTTTCCGGGGAAGACTCCTGCGCAGAAATCCCTGTTACAGCTTTTACTTCCGCATTTGTTACCGCCGCTGCTTCTGCCTCTCCGTCTGTAATTGGCACTTTTTTATCTCCAGAACCATCAGGATTTTCAAGCATAAACTTTATCTGATCTACAGTCAGATTATTAATTTTAGTTATATCAGCTTCATGAGCTTTTAGAATATCAAAAGTAAGCTGTTCTTCTAGCTCAAGGCGGCTTCCATCTTCTTTTGGCGCTTTGGCTTTAATTTGTTTCCCTTCTGGGCTCGTCTCTGGAGTTTGTGCTCTTGCAAAAGCTCCGGCATCTTCTCCTTGCGCGGAATTCTGCTGCTCAACGTCTCCAGGCCCACTAGCCGTTCCTTCTCCTCCGGCTCGCTCTTGGTCTCCAGCTTCTCCAGGTAATTGGCTTCCCACTTCAGTCTGTGCAGGAGAGTCCTCTGGCGCAGCTTCTCCGGCTTTTTCTTCAGGCGCCTGCGCCGTCGTGCCCTGTGGCTCATCTTGGCTTTTACCGGCTTTTTCATTACGCCTCTCTTTCTCTGCTAGATAGGCTTTACGGTCTTCTTCTACCTGCTCAGAATTAGGATATTTATCAAGCCCAACGATTAATCCATCAATAACCCCATCTGAAAGAGTAGATAGATCTATACCGTTGTGAATATTATTTGTAACTTCCGGCGCGGTTTCCGCCATAGGTGCTTCAGAAACTTGTTCTTCAGGCAGCGGAGGTTTTTGATCGACTTGAGATATGAATAAGATAGTTTGAACGTTATCGCTGCGGTTCCCATTATTGAATGCTAACTGTGCAGCTTTTGTAAGATCTTCAGCATCTTTCATCTTATCTGCTGAATCAGAGGGAATAGGCCCCTCATATAAATTTCTATTCAGACCCTCAGTTAAGATGGCCGTCGCTTGATCGTCGTTTAAACTGATATCTGTCATTGTGCTCTTTCTATTACATGAACCCTTACCTCTAACCACTCGCCCAAAATTGGATCTGGAGTTAGATCTCCTTTTCCTTCTCCGTCCTCAAAAGTTTGCCAAAAATTGTAAGATCCTCTGTGATCCAAGCGTTCTCTAACTGGTTGTTCTAGCTCATATATCCATCCATATTTTCCCTTATCAAGATTAGTTAGCTTACCATCAAATAAAACTGAAGAATCTTTCTTGAAATCTCTATGAACTCTTAATTCTATTTTATCTCCGTCTCTAAGCTCACTACGCATGGAACAATTAGGAATTATATATAATCTTATTTTAGTTTCGTCATCATAATCTTTATCAAGATAAATCTTATTTTCTTCTATCCTACATTCTCCAATTATACTCATACTAATTCTTTCTCTTTAAGAGGATCTTTAACTCCCCATCTGTTGAATACCGCCGCTCGAGCGTCTTGATAATTATACCAGGGTCGTATGGTCTTTGTAAAATTTACTACCTCAGATTCAGAAAGGTGTTTTCTTTTCTCTTTATAGTCAACTTTACATCTTTTCTTTTCAGAACAATACTGGCATTGACCAACGCTCCACTTCGCGCTCTCGCCCTCTCTAACATGAGGCGGGATCTCACCCCTTTCAAAGTATCCTCTTAATTCTTTAAGCTTTTTCTTTCCTTTTATCATAAATTCTCTATCATAAGGTATGTAATAACTAGCAATACAAAATGGTTCTTCGCGAGAAGAATAAATTAGAGTTCCATCATCGGGAGGCAGTACTTTTAGAAGCTTAGGAATGCAAGAACCAGAATGCGGCATAGAACATTTATCTTTCCCATTCTTTATCAATACACCGCCTAGTTCACAAACTACTACTGTAGGAGAAAAATTGTTATCTCGTGCTTCTCCAATATATAGTTTAGTCTGTCTAACGTACTTTGAATGCGAATAAGGCGTATCCTCTGGATTTTGCTGCATCTTAATTACATTTTCATGCTTAGTAGTCTTTATCTCAGCTACATGACTTTTATTCCAGAAGGGAGGGAGCATAATTACGTCAGGGCTACCAGACAACCATACTTCAGAATCAGAAAAATTAGTTTGATATTCATCTTTTCCTGTTACATCGGCAGAAAGAAGTACTCCGTAGTTAGATAGTCTCTTTACCCAATTATGCTCGTGCTGTGTTCCTACATCGAATATAGCTCTAGTTTTAGGAGCCAGCGGAGATTCCGGCGCAGGATCAGTCAACCCATATACTAAAGCTCTACCACATACAGAATCATCATCCCCGGGGAAGCTTGAGCCGTGGAAGGAGCTTGCCCACTTATGACCATGAGGAGAATCTCCTAAACCTTCCCGCCAAATCTTCTCCTCTTCGTTTTCATATGCAGATAAAAGAGTTGCCTCTACAGGAGTGATGTTCGAGAGCAAACCCCAAAGTTGTTGGCGTGTAAGCCCCACTTATATCACCAACTAACCATTATTTGTTCATATTTCTTGCTTTCAAGTATTTTTTTTATTTCTATTTCTAAATTCCTAACCAGCATATCGTCTTCTTTATCTCTATCGCTATTATGTCTAGAAACCTGAACGTAGATCTCAAATAATTTTATAGAATCATATCCCATTTAATTACCTTGAAGCATTGCACGGCGGATAAGGCGCTGAAGGTCTATATCCTGCTCTATTCTCTGTCTTAATGCTCTTTCTCCCTGAATTTTCTCGCCGGATGGAAGGGAAACCCATCCGCCCTGCTTTGCTGCCCGATGAGCAATTGCAGGTTGCCCAGACCTATGTGCTAATCCACCCATTTTATCAAAATATTCTGCACCTTGCATAAGCTCAAAAGTATGATCGAATTCTAGATCTTTAAAATCAAGCCTAAGATTAGCAATTTTAAAAGGTGTGCAAACCCTACTCTTAGAAGTTCTAACTACTACTTCCATTCCATCAGGCTCAGGCTTCCCAGCAAAACCAATTATTCCTTTATCTTTTAACTTATCCTCAGTCTGAAGCATCCCTTCTTCATCATAATATAACCACTTAGTATTTTTCATATGTAGGGAAAGCGATGAATGATGCTCAATCTCCTTCCCTCCCAAGGGTTTTTCTGATATACGCCCGCCTGGCGAGCTTGGAGAAAAAGTACTCTTTGCGTGGTCTATCGCAATAATAGAATTTTCATTCTTATCCATAGCACTCATTATATATTCCCAACACTTATTCCATACACGAATGTCTAACCCTATATGCCAATCAGCAGGGTCCTTATTGCATCTATCCTGGGGTATAGCCTCCGAGCATGAGTCCAGAACATGGAGATGCACCGATCCTAGTAACAGCTGTAACTCTCTAGTTATATCCTCAATAATCCTAGCTGTCTCTATATGAATTCCTTTACATCCCATTTTCTCCGCAAATTCTTTTGATACTTGCCGCTCAATATCCCACCAAGTAGCAGCAAGGTCCATCTCTCTAGCTTTACGAACAATTTGCCATGCCAAAAGACTCTTGGAACTCATCGGACCTCCCCAAAAACGAGTAATCCGACCCAAGGGTATCCCTCCCGAAGTAATTCTATTTAGTCCAGGAGAATCAAATGGGATACGATATATAGGAGGTTCTTCATACGTTGTGTATATAGCCTTTGGACCACGCTTTTTCCTTATTATCTCAATGTCGCGCTCAAGATTCTCGGTCATAACTGGAGACATTAAGATTTCTTTCTTTCCTGCATTAAATTATTTATATAGTCTAGAATATCATTCAAACATTGTTTATTCCATATAGTGTCAGATTCTGGATAGAATGTATATTGTCTCCAAGCTCCATACCACTTTATCGCACCTAAGATGTTTAGATGTCTCTTACTAACTACTATAATTCTTTTAGTCTTCCCATCATAATGGTCATCCTCTTCAAAATTTAAATACTCACTCAATGCGGGTCTCCCTCTGGGCCAGAATCCTGTCGAAGTTCTCCTCTATCCTGCATTTCTTTTACAGACTGAGAAGCTTTAAATCTATCGTGAGGACAAATTGTCCAATGATCAAAATCATCAACTGCAATTATATCATTTACAATGATTCCTCTTTCGTCCTTATTGCCGCTTATAACAACCTTGTTGCCGCTAGATAACAAATCCTTATAAGAAGAAAATACATTTGGGAATACAGTACAAGAAAAAGAATCTAAACCAAAAGATATTTTCGCAAATGCCATATCTTGTCCGGGATTCTTTCCTTTCTTAGTTTTTATTTTCTTTATCTCTACAAGTTGTCCTGCCGCAACTACCTTATCACCCACATTAAGATTATTATATTCTTCTTCAGAATGAACTTTTTCTCTTATATACTTCTCATCATCACCAAATGTTCCTCCATCAGAGAGACTTATGCCTAACAACTCAATCTCCTCCGCCGATTTTTCACTGTCCGACCAGTCTTTTCTGCCACCCAATGAATCCAAAGCACCAACTCTAAGTAGCTTGTCTCGGTGGCCTTTATTAACTTTAGAGTATTTAAATTCATGCTTTTTATTGAAGTCTTCCAGGGAGAAATATGGCCGGAGTTTCATTACTTGATCCGCTGACGTTTGCGCAATTCCTTTAATGCCACAAAGACCATAACGTAAAGCATTATTTTCAAAGTCAGGAGTATAATCTGAATTAGAAATATTTACATCAGGAGGAAGAACTTTTATGTTAAAATATCTAGCCTCCTTTATAGCTTGTAAAGAAATCTTCGGGTCTAAAGTCATAATAACTGAATAGAAATCAAGAGGATAATTCACCTTCAACCATTGATCTTGATAAGCTTGAACTGCATACCCAGAAGAATGTGCCTTGTTGAATGAATAATCAGTGTAAGGAAGTATTTCCTCCCAATATCTTTCAGATTCTTCTAGCCCTATCTTTTCAGAAGCTTTCTGAATAAATTTTTCTTTATGTTTATCAAGCTCTTCCTCAGCTACCGGCCCCTTCTCGCGATATAACTTAGCGATGATCTTTCTAATACCATCTGATTGACCAGGAGTATAATCTGCCAAAATCTCAAAAAGATCGGTTACAGACTCTTGAAAACATAAAGATCCATAAGTATCAGAAAGATATGGTTTTAAAATATCAGGTATATTATATTCTTTTCTACCATTCTTTCTATCTGCATAATGAAAATGTCCTTGTTTCCCCATAGGACCAGGACGATACAAGGCATTAACAGCAGCAAGATCAATAACATTTTCAGGTTTAGCCCTAGCCATAAAAGAAGTCACACCATTTCCTGGGAACTGGTTTGTTCCTAGTGTCCTTTTATCTTGAAAAGCTTGCATAACTTTAGAATCTACTTTCATAGGATCAATTAATATAGGTAGATTATCTAAATCAATATATTCTTCGCTTCTATCATAAATCTGATCTACTATCATCTGCTGCTGATCCATGCCAGTAAGGCCAAGCGCGTCCCACTTCACAAATCCGAAATCCTCAACGATAGAGATCTTTGGAGTCTCTGACCAAGCTGTTCTAGCTCCTACCTCCTTCTCATCGGAACGAAGCGTAGGCATAAAATCTGTTATTTCTCCGGGGGTAATAACCACTCCCGCCGCGTGCTTACTGATACGCAGGCAGAATGGGTCTCCACCGTTCTCTAATCTGACAGCTTGTTTCCACTCCTCGGGCCATTTTCCAGCCCATTGGTCTAGCTCAGCAATTCTTCCTCTCATAACTTCCAAATTAGTATCATGAACAGGATCTATCAGACCTGATTTTTCATGGCATATATCAGCAATTTCATTGTATGCTTCGCTATCAAAACCATTTATTACCTTAGTAACATTCTTCAGAGCAGCTCTCGGCTGGAAATGCTGCTGAGCTATTACATCGGCAATATTTTTCTCCCCATATTTCCTAGCAAGATATTCCTTTGCTTCGTTTCTTCTTTTACTAGGAAAATCTACATCTATATCTGGCAGCCCCTTTCTTTCAGGGTTCAGAAATCTCTCAAACTTCAGCTTATAAGCGATAGGATCTAGCGTAGTAATACCACAAAGATATGAAACAAGAGACCCAGCTACTGATCCACGCCCTGATCCAATACGCATAGGTTTCTTCGGCGCAGAATCGCCAGGGAGAGGATCAGCGCTACGAGCCCACTTTACCCAATCAATCGTAATGAAGAAATAATCGAAATTGCCTCTTGTTCTAATTACTTCTAGCTCATACTTCAACCTATCCTCATATACTTTATTTCCTCTTAATCCTTTATCCTCCATTCCTGCCCAGCACCATTGAATTACTTTATCCTCAGCTTCTCTCGGCGATTTTCCTGCCCGTGGCATCTTGACTGACCTATTCATGAGAAAGGGTTCAATTTTTGATCCAATGTAATCAGTATTCGAGATAGATTCGTCAATTATATTGCTAGGAATGTCGGGATGATTTCGCGCAAAGGTTTCTCTTACCTCGCCCTCTCCCATAATATGAAGACCATCGTGCCAAAGCTCATAAATCTCTTCATTATTTTCTAGTCTCTCTTTATTCTGCGCATCTGCATCTGCGACTGTAGAATTAGTTCCAATGAGAATGGCTATCTTTTGAGTATCTACCCAACCTTTTTTAGGGTAATGTGAGTCACCCTCATATACAATTGGAACTCCGTGTTTATTTGCTATCGATATTAGCTCTAAATTTACTGCTCTCTGACGGTCAAAATCGTGAGGCATGATCGCTATATAGAAATCCTCACCAAATATCTTCTTAGTTCTTACAACAAAATCATCTACTTCTTTTTCAGAACCATTCTCAATTAGAAATGGTAGCGGGCCTAATATGCAAGCCGTGCTGGCGATTAGGCCCTCGTGGTGCTTTTCTAATAACTCCCAGTCAAAGCATGGGAATTGATACATTCCATCTGCAAAAGCGGCACTGGTGATCTTAATTAAGTTATGCCAGCCCTTGAGGTTTTTAGCATGAAGAAGATAATGCCACTTACGGAATCTCCAATCTTTATCTCTTACGAGGCGATTTGGGCGAAAATATCCCTCCACGGAACATATGGGTTGTATTCCTACTTTATTACAAGCCTTTATATGCTTCAGTGACCCGCTTAAAGTTGCATGATTTGATTGAGCTAAAGATGTCTGACCTAATTCGGCAGCAATTTCTGCACATTGAAGTGGAGTTCCTAAACCATCTAAAATAGAATCGCTGTCATGATGATGTAAATGTATCATCTATATCTAGACCATGTACCTACTGATCTTTTTTCTATAACAGGATCATTTTCTAGCTCAGGAACTTTCTCATAATAATCAATTCCATTCTCGCCGTCATAATTTGGATCATCTCTATAATAATTTCCTTTCAAAGTCTCTATAAATTTTTCTGCATTGCCTATATTTTGATATATCTTTAATCTACTTTTTAAACCTTTTCTTTTCCAACGTATTCTGTACTCGTACATTTTATTTCTGGAAAGCAGACGAGCGCATGGGAGTTCCAGAGAAAACATCTTCAGCATTCGGCTCTCCACCACGGGAGAAAGTCGGTTGTGGTCCTTCTTTTCCGGGAACAGGGAGACCAGCAATTAGAGCTTGCATCTCGGAGAATGATCCTGGAGTAGTAACTGATACTACATCTAACTTTCCCTGCGCGAGATTCTGATCCGCAACAGTAAGGGGTTCCGGCCCACCGTCCACTATTGCTGGCTCAATGAAATAAGTAGTATTCTCCAACCCCGCGCCTTTTCTGCTCACGAGGAAATCGCGCGACATGAGACCTTTATAAGCTTTGTCCTTAGCTAAGATCTGTTCAAATACAGTCTTAGAACACTTCCAAAGCCAAGTAGAATCTTCAAAACCAGTAACTATCTTCTGCCCATTGGGGGATTTCTCAGGAGATCCTTTATCATTTCTTTTATAAATAGGAGCACGAGAAAGATCAGACTCCTCGGTACCTCTCCAAATAATATTTAGATAACCCTTAGTAGAACGAGACTTTACTTCTCTATTATCTGACATGCATGCTGGACAAGGAGTACCGTCATCTTCCTGATCTAAACAAAGAACATCCTGGGGGAAAGTCAGGCCAGGAGTTTTAATACGATGAGAAGTAGCCCAAGTAAGATTCTCTCCTTGCTCTAGGAACCTAACCCGCGCCGATTCCCCGTCATTGAGACGGAAATAATCGATCCGCTGAAATTCCCCTCCGCTACGTCGTGCTGATATGACATCTGAATGACGCTGAAATGCGTCTAAACCCGATGGGGCCATTATGCCCTACTTTCTAATTCGTTTTAATTTACGTGCCGATTCTGTGCGCGATCCGAGTGCTCTAGCCTAGTTGCCGCGCGAATCAACCCCTACATCTTATCACAATCTTCCTCATACTCAAATATTACTCCATCAAATCTTTTCCAATTTCTACCTTCTTTATAATCCTCATATTGTCTGAGCTTAAGCTCACTCCTCATAGAATCAACTAGTTCCCATCCTCTATCTCTACTTTTTAACCATCTCCTTATTAAACTTGGATATTTAGCACCTTCTAAAGATTTATACTCCTTCTCCATAGCAGACCCACACACCTTGCATCTGCCATTCTCACCAGGAGATCCGCAATATCCACATCTGAAGTTCATAGTCTGCCTTCAACCTGCAAAGACAAATAAGGTTGCGCATTGTCAATAAGATCTTTTACTGTTGAAGCATCTAAATCTGCTGCATCTCCTGGAGGATTTAAAATAACTCTTAATCCCATATAAGATGCCAGCATATCTACAACTTTTTTAGTTCCATTTTCCCCCGCTCTGCCTTTATCCAAGAATATAACAGCTGAGCTACAATTTCTTACAATCAAGTCTCTTTGTTTATCAGAAAACTCGCTACCAGCAATAGCGATAGCATGATAACCGTACCCATGTTGATCCATAGCTATAGCATTTAGCTCTCCCTCAACTATGACTGCACTTACATTATCTTCTCGCCAGCTATACTCTTTAATGAATCTATCTAAACCAAACACATAATGAGACTTCTTATATGGTTGAAATCCATATCTTTTCTGATTCCCATAATCTCCAAGTATCATGTACTTAGGAACCGTATTCTCTCGCCAAGCGCGTCCCTTAAACCCTACAAGCCTTCCTTCATGGTCCCTAATAGGAATAGTAATACGATCTGAAATTTGGTCATATCCTATTTCCCACATATTTAAAATACTAGGATTAAAACCTCTATCATACATATATTGCTTATAAGGAGGAGGTTGAGCACAACCACTACAAGCATGCTCGTTTTTATTCTCAGGGTCAGGTGAACAGCCCTGGCACCAATTCTTATTTTCCCAGTCGAGATAAAACGCTTCGAGCCAAGACTCAACGGGAGGAATTCTCTTCTCCTCTTCTATAATCTCTGGATTCATAATTCTTTTCACTTCCTGTTCTAAGCTTCCTACTCCGGCCGAGATTCTGCCTCCGCCATATCTTTCTTCTATCAAACGCCTAGCTACAGTCTCTGGAATTGATTTATGCCAAGAAAGAAAAGTAATTCCATTACCTCTAACCCCGCAAGAATGGCATAGGAACGCTGAAGTACGAGCATTCATTCGCGCAGAAGGAGAAGTATCCCCATGAAAGTGATCCGAGCTAGGGCACGAGAAGGAAATCTCGCCAGAACTTTCAGAGATATTTTTGATGCCCGTAGACTCTAATAAGTCTCTACACTTAATATAAGAAAGATCCTCAAGCATTTTTATGAACTTTGAGTACCAGCTTTATGCTCACCAGTGAATCTAGTCTCAGCATCATCGACTGTGCCTAACTCAAGAACTGTATATGGATCTCTTCCTGGCCCATGATTTGGCGCGAAGGGACGTTTATCACCAATTTGAAAAAACTCGCATGCCTCATGCTGCTCTACCAATAGAAGTTGCTCCAATATCCATCGCTGCCAAGCACGGCGATCAAACGCGGCAGGAGGAACAAGCATATAATGCCATACACGATATGTTTCACCACGATCTGGATGATAAGAATCATATCCAAGCGAGAGAATTTTAAAAGTCAGACCCTCGCTACCTTGTCCACGATCCATATGTTCTAATTCAAATTTCCATCCTGGGCGATAATTCATATTCTTTACTAGATCATCAAGCTCGTCTGGGAATGGAGCTTTTTGAGAATTAATTCTTGTCATATTAACCTACCTCTTTCTTTCTTTCTCACAAGCAATACATATGCGTCTACCATTTTTTCTGATTGTGTTCTCCTCATCGAAAGGATGAAAATATTTGCAATACGTTTTTCTTTTATTTATAGCAGAAGGAGAATTAGATTTTTCATTATTCTCAGACCCAGTTAACAACTGTAGATGATTTGGATTAACGCAGCTAGTATTTACACATTTGTGATGAACTTGCATATCAGCAGGAATTGATCCGTAATGATATATATAAGAGAAGATATGGGCCTTACTATATTTGCTCTTTCCTATATATAGATTTCCGTATCCTTCTGTATCCTTAGCACCTATCCAGTTCCAACATTCATCAGATAGACCCGCCATGACTTTGGTCCAAAATCGAAGCACTCTTGCTGGGTTTTGAATTTCCATTTATATATTCCTGTATACCTTCCTCTATATTCCTATCTAAATCCACATCTGCATAACTAACTCCTGTCATATCACGACAATAAGCATTCTCCATAGCCCACGACACTCCTGCTTTAAAAGCAAGCTCAATTTGCTCGTCAAGTTGCATATTAAGACCTGCCAGTAATCGGAAAGAATATTCTAACCGTAAATAGAATTACAATAATCTGTAAAACCAATTCCCAACTCATATTTATCCTTTATCGAAGAACTCGCTTTGACGTTCCCAAGGTTGGAACTTTCCGAATTCAGGGTCGCAAAGTACATCCGACTCGCCAGGAGATCCATTACGATTCTTAATAAGTCTCATCAGAATTTTCTTCTGCTGACGCATTTCTTCATCTTGCATCATTCCAATATAAATATCAGCAGCCTGAAGAACTGAGATTGATCCTCCCATATTGCTTTCTGTTGATCCCTCCTGCGCCGAATTTCTCTGATCTTGACTAACCATAATTATTGTTGAGTCAGTAGCAAGAGCGACAGACTTCAATTCATTCGTTATCTCTACAAGCCCCTCCCACTTCGACATAGATGATTTAGACCCCTTCATCAATTGCACATAATCCACACAAGTGATATCTGGTTTATAACGATTAATCTCAGCATATACCCTATCTACAGTACAGTTTCCTAATTTATCAACCACAACTAAATCATTTTTAGCATCTTTAAATTTCTGTGCCGCTCGTCGCCAGTTCTCAATCTCACTGTCTGGCAATTGTCGCTTTCGTAAATCTCTATGGCTAAAGTTCATAGTCATAGTATCAAAACGATCCATTATCTGTTTTGTGCTCATCTCAAGAGACATAAGTAAGGCATTTTTACCTTGGTCTATAGCATTAGCAAGGAAACTCTGGGAAGTAAAAGACTTCCCGCGACCTGAATACCCCGCCACAGTGACGATATCTCCCTGTTGGAAACCATCAGTCAAATCATCAAATAGAGGGATACCGCATTTTATTCCTGCGATTTTACCTTCCGCCTTATCAATTTCATACTGGTCGATACGTTCTTGCATTTCTGCTCTTACACGAGAAACTTGACCGGAAGGAATTACTCCCGCCAAATCCCGTGCCGCATCAAGCATAATCTCATCTAATTTAGACCAGTTAGCTGGATTGCTTTCTGCTTGGGCTAACTCCAATACCTTCGCTGCAAAAAATCTTCTACGTACATCATTTAAAAACTGATCTGCTAAAGCTTCTAACGGATCTGACGAAGGTTCTCCGCGCCAATTAGGAAAATTACTTTTAACTATCTGCAAACTAGGCGAGACACCATATTTTCGTGCATGATGAGTGGAAAACTCAAAAACATCTTTTACTTCTTCTCCAGATTTAGTAGAAGTGAAATGCCGACTTTCGATACCTTTCGCTAATAAAGTGGATATATTACCTGTTTGCAAGGCACTTGAAAGAACGGCGCGCTCATGATCCACCTTATCTCCTTAATTAAAATCTTTTACCGACTACGCATCTTATTTGAGATTTCTTATCAGTTGTACAAAAGACTGTGGGGAAACCTGCTTTGCGTACAAACTCCGCCACATCCTTCTCTTGCGTGAGCCCTATCTCTAAGGCTACAAATGATACAGCAGAACGCTTAGCCACGCCAACGAGAAGCCGCCGGATGAGATCGTAGCCATCCTTCCCGCCCCACAGCGCCACCTGCGGCTCATAATCCACCATCTCAGGCTCATACGAATCGCGCTTAGTCGTAGGCAAATAAGGCAAATTGGCTAATACTGCGTTATATTCTCCCTTAATTCCTTCCAGCAAATCGGCTTCATGCCAATCAACATCAAGCTCAAGAGTAGTTGAATTGATAGAAGCAACATCGAGAGCATCTTTACTAATATCAGTTCCAAGAACAGTTAAATCAGGACGCTCATTCTTTACTGCAAGCGCTACCTCGCCGCTTCCAGTTCCCACATCGATAACACTTGAATTTTTTGGAAGAGACTCCACGGCAACTTCGACCAAAGGTTCAGTCTCACTACGAGGGACTAAAACTCTGTTATCGATAAATAAATCTAATCCCCTAAACTTGCAATGGTTAGTAATATATGCTACAGGCTCATGATTGATTCTTCTATCTACTAGTTCACTAAAGCTGCATTCAGAACTCTTTGCATATTCATATAATTGCTTTGCTTCATAATAAGAATTTCTGCCATTGATTTCTGAAATTAGTTCTGCTGCCTTATCTATAGGAAATGTCTGTAGATCTTCTATAGCGCTCATATTAATCTTGGTATCTTCCTTCTGTAGATTGGCGTGTTAAAGCATGAACTGACTGACGATCTTCTGCTATAGCTTCCTCACAAAGAGTTTGAGTAGCTCTAATAGCAATCTTTATACTATTTGTTTCTTCATCATTAAAACCTTTAAAACCAAATGGAACCCATACAACAACACTTGTAGGTCCCACCGTAACATTTCCATATTGGACTGTAGGAATCAACTCTGCTGCCGAACAAGATATTCTAATGAATGGTCTTCCATTAGGATCTAGAGGAATATCTTGTTCTACTAAGTTCTTCTCTCCCTCTTCTCTTGCTAATTTTAATTGGGGAGTCTCCGCAGCCATTAGGCTCCTATTCTATTATCTGAATTAGACCAATCTTCTTCTTTCATATTATCATTTAATTCTTTCAAAGTATCCCCTACATATATTAAAGAGTTGGCTATTGCTGCAAGCATCCTCAGCTCCTCAACGCCCTCATCTAGGTTATCCTTATTCTTAAGTCCCTTTTTCAATTGCTCAACAGCATGTAATCTATTTCTATTATCCACTACTAAAGACATTCTTTTTTATAATCTCCTTTTAGATTCATATTCTAAATTGTTTGTTTCAGTCCACACAAACCGCCGTATATTCTAGCATCCAAGCCAAAAACGCCCCCTAAGAACTAGAATCTAGAACTTCTTTCAGAAAGTCCTTGACATTCACTTTCTATGTATGCTATTGTGTTCTTACGTTCTTTATACCCCAAATCTAATCAGAGGAGAATATCGTGAGCGCAGTTGCAGATAAGCTAGCCCAAGAAATTGAGGGCAAGCTTCAGAAGGTTGAAGATGAGATCAAGTCGAAGGTTGCTGGCCTAGTTGATGAGCGCGATGAACTTGCCGCACTTCTCAAGAAGCTCAAGAAAAGCGGCAAGGGAGTGTCAACTTCTGTTGTTACTGATGAGCAGGTTATAGAGACTGTTGGTAAGCTTACCTCTGCGCCAGGTTCTGCCGCCGTGAAGACCACGGACATCGCCAAGGCTCTTGGTGTCGATGCTCGTAACGTGGCTCGTAAGCTGTCTAAGCTGGCTGGTACTGGCGTCATTTCTGGTAACAAGGATGATGGCTATAGCGGTTAATAAGTAGATTTACTCGGCCGGGGAGAATCTATTATGATATTCTTCTCGGCCGATTTCTTGCGGGAGTGGCGCAATTGGCGACGCGGACCCCTTAAGAGGGTCTGTCCGAAAGGGCTTGCAGGTTCGAATCCTGTCTCCCGCACTTCATGCGCCTGTAGCTCAGTGGTAAACGAGAACCTTCGGGGTCTCAAAGAGCGCCTGTCTTTCAAACAGGAGGTCGGGAGTTCAATTCTCCCCAGGCGCACTATGCATACTCTATTGGTGAATATTTTTTCCAAGTATCTATCCATTCTTTTCTACACTTAGCGCATACATAAGCAGAATGTAGTCCTAATATAAATACTGTATGAGTAGCATTTTTTCTTGATCCTGATCCTGCATTAGGACTTCTCTTATCTTTATGCTTAGGAATATAATGTTCGTTAGAACACCACTCAATATCTCCTTTCCTAAGTCTTCTAAATTGGATTGCTCCTAGCTCTGTATATCCTGAATGCTTTCCCTTTTTAGCCATTTATAGTTTCTACTTTATATCCCTTTTTATTGTATATGTTTTGGGCTCTAAATCTATATTGACTATTTAAGATTGGTACTTTGTAATCTCTAAAGTCGTATACTATAGCATCCTTCTTCTTTGGATGCGGTCTCATGATGCGGCCAATAGTTTGCTCAAACCCTCTTAGCTTTCTTCCAGGATAAGCTAGGAATATTCTATCTAATCTAGGAATATCAGTACCCTCGTCAGCTAAAGTAGAAAATACAATACAACCATAACTATTCTCTATTTCTTCTTTTATTTTATTAAATTCTTTTGAATTATCTCCAGTAAGAAAATAGATTCCATAGTTAGGTGGCGCAGCATGCTCCATTACGCTTTTCCAAATATTATATAAATTATTTAAATGTTTCTTTCTTTTAGAAACTACTAAACACGATCTTTGTGCCTGAGCCGATACATGAGCTTTAGACATTATTTCTATATTACGATTTTTATCTTCTTCCAAGGCTTGCATCATATCATTGTAGTTATTACGAACTACCTTCCTACCGGCACGCACAGTCGGCCGGTAGGGAAACTCAAAATCCGTCTTCACCACTTTCACGGAGGGAATTACTAAATGGTCTCCTATTTCCTCTAATTTAGTCTCATGGACCACCGGGCCGATTACCGCCCGAGCAATTGGAAATAACTCACGATCGCTATCTGGCGTCGCTGAGCAGCCATAACGATAATATGCAGGGAATCGCTGGATCAGCTCGAAAGCCGTCTCCGCGCTCTGGAGATGATGCATCTCATCCCACACAATTAGTCCCCATTGGTTATACCATTCTTGATCTAATTCTTTATGCCAAAGTGTTTGTCTAAGAACTATAACTAAATCACAGTTATCATTAAAGTGATGCCCACTAGCAAGACTTGAATTAAACCCCAACATATTAGCAGTTCTATACCATTGCTGAGCTATATCTCTCTTTTCACATATAATCAAGGATTTTTGTTTAGCTTGTCTTATAACCTCCAACATCACATGAGACTTACCTGCTCCGGTTGGAGCCTTGTAAATACCACACCCATACATCATCAATTGGTGGAAAGCCTTCCATTGATAATCTCTCAAATCAATTTGAGAAACTTCATAATTCGTATTATTAGATAAAGTTTTATCTATATTGTTGTATTTTATATCTTCATTTTTAAATATTTCATCTAGATCAAATAAAAATCCTCTAGGTAATATCAATTCATTATGCCCATTATACTTCCATATCTCAAGATACTCAGGAATATCATCAGCATTCCATAACATCTCTCGTTCCGCAATTGACTTCTGCGGATTAGGAACTCTTAATTGATTAAAGATCTCGTCTAAAACTTGCTTTGGAAGATCTTGTGGATTAAATCTTATCGAACTATCAATAATTATATTTATAGACTCCACTTAGATATCATACCACACAAAACTACATTCTGTCAAGTTGGCCCACAGCCTGCTACCGCTCGACGCCTTAATGCAAGTGACCGCTAGCTACTAAATATGCTAAAGTCAATAAAGCTATAATCAATCCGATATTGGATCTAATATCCAGACCTACGTTCCTCTCCTTTCTTTCTGCACCGATAGATTGGTTAGATCTATCTTGTAAAGTTCGTAGCTCTATAGGGCCAACATCTAGCCTACTTCTTAAATCAATTATTTGTTTGCTATGTTCAGACAATCTAGCATCATTTGCTGTGACCAAAGATGCACGCTCAGTTCTTACAGCTTCCATTGACGCTTCGAGTTCACGCCGTGTAGCCATATCTTTTCCAAGATCATCGAGAGCGCCGCGAAACTCATTAATTTGCACAAATCTAGCCGTAACTGTATCTTCAAACTTATCTTGTGCTCTACGACGCTCATCAGCTAATAATTCAAGCGCTACCTGAGCCGCTTTTACTCCCTCATCTAATCTATGAATTTCAGCTAGGAATAATTTCTCTTTTGCGGCTAAATCATGATCATGCATCTCCTTAAGCGATTCAAGCGTCCATGTAGATTTAGCCATTATCTCACTACATTCTATTGAAAACGCTCAATAGCATATTTTCAATTCTTGTTCTAAGCCAATTCTATTCCCCACACTTACTTCTGCGGCACACTTTTCGTTTTTCTTTTCTTGCTTTATATTTTCGCGTTCTTCCTTCTTTTCTTCACGCTTTTCGTGCTTACTACTTTCGGCAGTAACTGGCGATGAAGCAGTTTGAGTAGGCGCAGAAATAACAATTGGAGCAGGCGGAGAAGTAATCACAGAAGGAACTTTTTTCTTATGCGCTCCTCTATGAAGTCGAAAAGCATTATGATTTGTAAATTTCTTATGTTCGAATTTTTTCTGAGCTTTACTTTCGTTATGTCTCTGCGCTCGCGGTTCTTCTAAAATTTCTCCCAATACTATATTAGCATTTTTAATATCAGAAGGAGTTAAACCACCTATTTGCTTTTTCTTTTTTCCTTTTGATTCAATAAAAATTGCTGTACAATTTTTCTTTGCCGGAATAGATTCCACAACTTCCAAAGTATGATTAATTCCCTCTTCAAAAGTCTTGTTAATAACCTTAGCCTTTTTAAATAATATTGTTCCTGCTCTCCCACTCAAAACATCATATAACTTTAGCTTACAATTTGCTTCTCTAGCTTCACTAATCTGAGTTTTTTGATACATTACTACATTTTCTAACCTAGAAACCAACCGCCTATTTTCGCTATTAAGAGAATGAGTGTTATTTAAAGCTGACCATCCTATAGCAATAGATACTACTACACCGCCCAAAAATGCCGCCCCGATCGCCAAACCAGATTTAGTTAAAGCGTAAGCAGTAGCAGAAGAATTTGTAAGGACTGTTCGTATCAATGTACCGGCGCTCCTGTAAGCAGCGAAAGAACATAGACAAAAGCGCCACCGCCAATAGCCGCCACTAAACTTACATATAATGCTGAATTTCTCTGTCTCTTTTCCGCAATGGGATTACCAATAAAAGATCTAATATCTTTTCTAAGACCTTCCATCTCATACCGCGTCGAACCTAATTCAGATTTAAGCCCATGAATATTCCCTGATAAGCGCTCGAACTCAACAGCTAGAGGTCGCAAGCGATCTACTTCCCGCGCAAGGTCATCAAGCCTGGCATCATTCCAAGCTGATGTGGCTCTCTCCATCGGGCGCTAAGCCTCGTGCGGAGAGATCCAGAAAAACATCTGAGCAAATACCATTCGATAACCCCATTAGCAGCCGTCCTTTTGTCCAGGAGCACCCGCTCGGCTTGCTCTGCGTACATTTTACTGGCCTTTAGCCTTCTAAGGAAGATTTTACTAGAAAATCGAGAACCACGCTAATGTCAAGTCCATTGTGTAATTTCAAACTAGCGGAAACACCACACCATCAAAATAAAAAGGTGTTTCTAAGCTTACTCCCAAACTTATTTGAATTTTCCCATTTGTGAGTATAAATAAATTCCCTAAAGTTCCACCCAAATTAGATGTAATAGATTGTTGCTTAGCTGGTCTATATCCTTCTGGCAAAGTTGCTAAAGTAGCTTCTTTTGACAATAACCCAGAACTTTTTACAACACCGCGAAGGTATACAATTCCCAAAGAATCTTTTGAACATTCGGCATTGCTATAAGGTTCGCCTTTATTTGTAATACCAGTTTCTAAAGAAAGAGATTTCCATTCTCCCAAAGTAGCTGCTGAACCTGTATTGCCTGTTGATCCTTTCAGCCCTTCCGCTCCCGTAGAGCCTGTAGAACCTTTAGGACCTTCCGATCCTGTTAGACCTGTAGTTCCCGTTGCTCCTTTCGGCCCTTCAATTCCCTGAGTCCCCTGCGAACCAACAGCTCCTTTTTCCCCCGCTGGTCCCGTAGCACCAACCGAACCTGCTTCCCCTTTCGCACCTGTAGTCCCTGTAGTCCCTGTCAGCCCCGTAGAGCCTTTTTCTCCAGCTAGCCCACGTTCTCCTTGGGAACCAACTTCTCCTTTAGCTCCTTGAATTCCTTGCAGGCCCTGAGCGCCTTGCGCGCCAGTCGCGCCGGTATCTCCTTTTACGCCTTTTTCTCCAACAAGGCCACGAGGACCTTCAGAACCAGCAGCACCTTTTTCCCCCTGAGAGCCTACAAGACCAGTAGGTCCAATTTCTCCCCGTTCTCCTTTAGGGCCAACTATGCTTCCATAAAAAGTCCAACCAGTTTTAGACTTAGGACCATACATATGCATAGTAGATTTATCAATATACCAATCTCCTATGTTCCCTGTACTTTCTTTAGGGATACCTTCTTCTGTAATAATAGAAGAACCCTTTTCTCCCTTTTCACCAGGTTCCCCGCCCGTTTGTTTCGCGCCAGAACTACTCATTTAGAAACCCTTTATGTGCAACTTCTACCGCTAGACATAGCGTAGCAGTAAAAGAGCCTCAGACAGAGCGAGGGAAAGGGAGAACTCGGACTCCATCTGGAGCATATGAAGTCTAGCATAGGAAGAAGCTTGACGCAACTAAGAGCTTTATGATAATATCTTCTTCTCGGCGCGTTTTGCGCTGAAAGCTATGAACTATACTACTATATACATAATATTTTCTATATTTGCTATAATACTTAGTTGTTTTATAGCTTATATACTCTCAATAAATCTTACTTAATTAAGGATATATAATGAAGAGGATAATGCTGTCTATATTTGTATCACTTGTATTTGCTGTGCCAGCATCGGCTCATTCTCGAACTATTCGCAAAAGACAGCTTCAACATAAGCCAGTAGTTGGCTTGGCGATGGCCCGAGCCAAGACGGATATCCGTGCTAATGCAGAACTAGATGAACCAATATCAGTCGTACTGACATTATGTTACCGACACTCATTAGTTACCATCGTCTGCCACGTTGCAGAGATTGGAGCGCACACACTAATCTATGATAACAGCAAAGCCATTATTGGAAACCTCACTTATATTGCTACTGCGCGGCTTGTTCATAATCAAGTAATAATAAGTTAGGCCGGCGCGCCTCAAAGTATCTTTGTGTAAGCAAAAATTCGTTCAATGTGACTAGCCGCACTTAGATTCCATTTCTCGCCGGGGTTGGTCCAAACCGTCAACGGAATCCCAGGTTCACTCGTTGCAGAAAGCGAATGAACAAACCCAGCATTTTCTCCCCCAACACTAATTGATGCAGATCCACTTTCTCCGGTTTTGCTTGTTACTACGAGATTTACAGTAGCAGGGCGTGCAGCACTGGGGGTTATGCCTACTTCGGCTTCGGCGACTGAATAACTTGTACTAGTATATTTATTTTCCCTCTTAGGTTCTCCGGCAATAATAGCCCATGATCCCAACGATAACACTTGCATTATGATGCATTGATTTATAGATAATTTTATACTAGAAAATGATTCCCCTTTCCATATAATACCATTAAAAGCTGAAATTTTTATATTATTCGCTCCCGCAAAAATTCCAACAATAGTATTTACAGGTGCATTCTTCGGAGCTGTGATAGTTGCATTTTCTGTTTCAGCTTGAACAAGTTCTCCATTAGAAACTGTATAATTTCCTGTCACTTCTCTACACTGCAAAAAAGATTTAGATGATAATTTTCTAGTGTCTTCTATATAATATTCAGAAGATTTCGTAGCATTTTTAGGAACTAACACATACGCTATTCTAAAGCTGCTCTGCGGCAACGCCGCAGCACCTTCATATACGCCTTCTTTCATTTTTGCTTCTGTTGCTAAAGCATTAGGAGAACCGTTTAACCACTCTAACCGGGCATAAGATTCTCCGCCGATTTTCAGCTCCCCAACGTCATATACTCGAATAATTATCTGAGCGATTTGAGGATTTACAGCGCTTACTTCTACATTATTATATGGGTTTTGTTCAATAGGATTTAAAACGTTATACAATCCATTATAAAATGTATTACTAGATTCCTCTATCGCTTTTGTCTGTTCTACAAAAGACTTCCCTTTCTTTACATTAATTTGCAAACCAGTTCCAGCAGATACTTTGAAATCTTCTGGTTCTACAACACCGGCCTGAATACCTAAAGACTTCATTAAAAGCCTATCTTGGTATGCAGGGAACTTAACATCTTCAGTATATGAAGCTTGTAATATTAAACCAGAACCTACAGCCATTTTAAGTCACCGAAACCTTTCTCCAAACGCCAGCCTGACGCACTAATAATAGTTTATTTGTAGGATCTGATATTAACTTTGCATTTGGCGGTTCTCCTCCTCCACCGCCAATCACTATCTTATCTATTTCTTCATTGCTCAATCCAGTAGTATTTACTTCTAATAGAATTGAAGATTGTAGAGAAGCTCTTTCTAACGTTTCTATTTTCCTTCTCAGCGCTCCATATTCGGCCGGGAAATTAGGTTTCAAAAGTGGTTTGGTCATTGGGAATATACAGTCTGAATCTGGCTAACGCGCTCCACGCCATCATCTCCAATGTCCACCGACATACCAAAGATTCTGACAGGCTGTGGATTAGGATATCCTACTTTAAATCGTGGACCTTTAGAAACTGTAGCATAGCAAATATCCCCTATTTCATAATCTTCAAACGGTCTAGGTACTCCATAAGATTCTGAGTTATTTACTGGCCTTGGATTGAAAGTAAGAATTTTGAATGGTTGTTCTAAAGTGGCTACTTGTATGTTTGCGTAGGCTATCAAAATATCTATATTAACTACATCCGTTAAACTTTCACTTTTCTCAAAAAGACCATTTTCTGAGATACTAGATAGCGATTCTGCTTTCCCAACTCCAAATTGGCCCTGAGCCTCAGTACGATTCTGAGTTTTCGTTCCGTCTGCTGCTCTATTAACCAGTACACAGTTGCCGGGATAAGTAAATCTAACACCTTGGCCGCGATCCTGCCCCAGCCCATACATAGTAGTATTTGCTTTAATCTGGTTATAATATATATTAAACTTTCTAGTAATAGGGTCTATATTAAAATCAAAACTATTTTCAATAGAAGTAAGCTGAGTAATTAATTCGCCTACAGGATGAAATTGGGGCACAGTATAATTCAGCGATGAGACTTCTGGATTTAGGCCAATAGTGATTCCAGTAGGTACATCTATGTTCGCTCTATTTATTAAATCAACTGCAATTTCATTTCTAGGAATTCCAAATGGTTCCGAAGTTTTTCCATAATATAATTGCAAAGCTGATTCAGTGGAAGCAGGAGTATATAGTTTTTCTGATAAAACTATTTCATACTGTTCCTTTAGAGCTTTTTCTTCAGAGGAGGGAGTTTTGCCAGAATATCGCACAGCCATTTCTTCCCACTCTCTGCCAGTATGAACTATTCTACGATTCAATAACTCAAACCATCCAAGAACAGTTACTTGTAAAGTAGCATTAGAAGTATTATCTGCGTTCTCAACACACTTAAAAATAGGCCCAGACCAGACAGCCTTTCCATTCCTATAGCACACAATACAAGTCTTATGTTCCTCTATATATTTAGTTCTTTCATCTTCCAAATGAAGCCAAAACGTAGCACTCCCTGGTTGATTGAGAAATAACTGAAGATGTTTACTATGGGCACTTGTCAGATCTGCAATCTGAGCTAAATTAGAAGATTTGCAAAGCCACCAAGACCATCTCACATTCGGTTCTGACATTATGAATAAGAAGGTCTATCAAAATTAGTATAATATGGCTTTTTATATATTATATTTCTTCCAATACTAAAATGATTCTTTATTTCGGTAGATCCAATTGCTTCAGAGTATAATGCCAACTCTCCTAGCATCCCATTGAACCTAGAAGAATTATTTCCTAGTTCGCCCGTGTAAACAGGCTGCCCACCATCTTTTATTTCCTGTGTACCTAAACTAGCTGAAATATTTTCTACCCCATTAATAAAAATTCTTAACTTATTTCTATAAGAAGTAACCATTATATGAGAAGGAATAGAAATAGGCAATACATAGCTAGAAGAAACTGAAGTTTTATTTATCCCATTTCCCAAAGAAAAAATTACTTTTCCATTTTCTAATCCCACTCTATATGGATTTGGAAAAGTAAAAGCCGCATTCATCTTTCCTATCAACGAGCAAGTTTGAGTAGCAGCAAGCGGCAAAATCCAAAACTCAACCCCTATCCCAGACACTATTTGCAAAGGCACAGCATTCGGCACTTCCATATTCTGATTTTCCGATCCAAATAATTTAGACCCCGCAGCCACATCATTGCTGATAAGCGGTTGATCGGAAGAAGGAGAGCCATCATATATACCGTTTAAATTATATTTCCCAGCCCAGTCTATCGCCCTGGTCCCAGCCGAATCATTGAGCCTCCAATAACATACAAGCGAAGACTCTCTACGTATTACTTTGTAATATTCAGTAGGAATCATAATATATCTCTACATATATCCATGGCGTAATTTCGCAATAAATTTAGTAACTTCTTCTTTAAATCCAGAACCTTGTATATATATATCGTTCCACATAGGCTCTATTCGTATCCATTCAGTGGTAGGAACAAGCGGTTCCAAAAAATTAGATTTTATTGAATTTACAATCGTTTTTTCTCTACAATCAATTTCTATATAGTCACCTTCGGAAATAGCACCGAGCCATTCTAGAGACTGGCCATTGGCTAAATTCTCAATAAGAATATTTTCTCCAGGACCATATAAATATAAAATTGGTTCTACGTAGACAGACCCTCTATTATTTATACTCAGCAAATTAGATTGAGCAGGGAAAGTTGACGAAGTAAAAACTCTATAACTTAAAGGATATTTTCTTGGATAAGAACGCCCCAACGCAGGAGCAGAAGTCGCGTTTGTAGGATAAATAGATTTAGATAATTTTACAGAAGAGAAAGCTCTGAAATCAGAAGTCTTCATAGTTATTTGGAATGGCCTTTTAAACTTTGTTAAACTGGTCTGCTCATCAGCCATAGAGAAATTGATCTTTCTGGCTTTAAATTGAATATCACCAGGATAAATAGATTCAATTCTATATTCATCAAAAGCCCAATTAGTGTTTACTTGGTTTCCTATAATACCTACCTCGGATAAGATACCATCACCATATATTTCTTCATCTTCACCAAAAAGATTTGTATTCACAGAAAAATTTGGAAGAGAATTATCGGTAGGAATCGCATTATAAAACTCACAATAAATATTATTTCCTTCCTTACGACCTCTTATCCATATAGGCTGCCCTACAACAGGGCGCAAACTAGAAGTAATTTCTTTAGATACTAATTTATGTTCTTCATTATTTATTACAGATACTATTTTCAAAGTAGGCGATCCAGAATTCTCTTCATACACAGCGGCTAAGTAATTTTCAGAATTTTTAGCACACAAAATAAATCCTATATATGAAGAATCTTTTTCTCCAACAATGCACTTTATAGTCATCTGAGTGTCGCAAAAAGTTCTTTTATCAGACGATCTTACAAAAGCAACTTTCCCAGCTTTAGACCACAATAACAAACCATTTTCTATCTTCAAGTTATTCAAAGAACCTATAATTGGAGAATAGTTCCCACTAGGCGCCCCAACTAAGCTAGCGTTCGGATTATATTCTAAAATAGTATTAGGATCATCAAACGGATCATATACATCAAACCACCTAAACTTCAGATATGACTCATTAAGCGACGCAAAAGCGGCTTTTAAATTCCGGGAAAGAGTGCCCAAAGCCGCCAGAGAGCCGGCTTCAACAAAGCCGCTTAGAACTAAATTACGTCCTCCATAGAAGGCGTCGTATGCGTATTCCCCTGATTCTCCTGGGCGAGGCTCTCTACTGTCTCTCACTTCCGCGTCATCCAGCCCCCCAACATGGTTGACTCTAATTAGATCAGCCTGATGACGATCATTTAGAACTAATCCATTATATTCAATAAAAGCTTGAACCCCAAAAGAAAGCGGCGAATCCCATGCAGCAGCTTGATGGTAGTATTTAACATTAGCTACTGTACCCAGAACATTTTTTTCTTCTTTTAATTCTGGAGATAAAACTTCTGCTGGTTCAATTACAAATGTCATTTATTTTTACTAATTAGTATCTCGATAACTCATCATAAACTATTTCGGATGGATTTGGACGACCAAAATCCGATTGAAGAGTAATTATGCTTTCTTCATCAATTTGTTTTTGCCACTCTTTTACCTCTCGCGGAAATCTCTCAGAAGAATAAGCAGACCACTCACTAGCAGGAATTATAGTAACTCCATGCTCTATCTCTTTTATATTCTCTCCATCGTCCAGAACAAAAAAAGGCTGTACAGCCACTTTAACAAGGCGTAATTTTTTAATATTATCTTTACTCATTTTAATTATAAACAGCCCAATTCACTCGATTTGTATTAGTTATTGTAGATTTTATTTTAAATCCAACACCAACTTCCCTAGTAAAAGCCAAACCAGCCGCTACTGTTCCCTCCTCAGACAAATTAATCACTCCTGTAGCAGTAACAGCAGGAGCAGCTATAGTAATTTCACCACCAACCATTTCAGCGCTCCGTCCTACTTCACTCGGAACAGTATTTTGGCTAGTAGTTAAATGCCCGTTTATTGTAACAGTTTTCGCCGAAAAATCTCCAACAATAAGAGATTCTGTAGTCGGTGTAGTAACACCTTTGTTATGGATAATAAGCTTATTAGATTCTTCTTTTTCAGAAGTAGGACCAACTTCATTCCCAATATATACATTGCCTTTTGATCCTGCATTGAGGAACTTTCCAGCCTTATACCCTAAAGCAACATTTTCTCCAGCAGTTTGAAGTTTTTCTAGAGCTTCAGTTCCTATAGCAGTATTTTTTTCTCCAGAGGTCTTAAATAAAGCTTCTACTCCTATAGCAACATTACCACCTCCGGTAATTTCTCTCCCAGCACTTCTACCTATTATAATATTTCTAGAATTCGTAGCAGAAGTAAATAATGAAGCAGTTCCTATAGCTATATTTTCATTACCAGTAGTGAGAGCCTTTCCTGACCCCTGGCCAATACAAATATTATTAGACGAAGTAGATACAAATAAAGCTTCGCTTCCTATCGCTATATTCTTTTCCCCACTTACATTTTTATTAAGAGATTCGCGGCCTATAGAAATATTTGCAGTCCCAGTAGTAATAAGATGAGCAGATTGATATCCAATAGCTACATTTGGGGCGCCAGTTGTACAAGATAATAGAGCCTGAAATCCTACAGCAACATTACCAATTCCTTCAGTTTGATTTTGCATAGCTTCACAACCTACAGCTACATGTTCTTCTCCCGTTGTTAAAGCATTCAAAGCATTACTACCTACAGCAACATTCCCCGATCCGCTTGTAGATCTTTCCAATGCCCTCTTACCAACTGCCGTATTAAAACCTTGGCCAGTTGCCTTGGAAAGAGCCATATAACCTACAGCAACGTTATAGTTACCACTAATATTTTTTGCTAATGTTTCATATCCAACTGCTGTGTTTTCAATACCAGTAGTGTTTACTTCTAAAGCTTTATATCCTATTCCAACTAATCCAGCACTAGTTGCCATAGATACAAGAGATTTACTCCCAATAGCTACATTATATTCTCCAGTAGTAACACCTGCTAGCGCCCCAATTCCAAAAGATGTATTATTTTTGCCAGTAGTCAAACCTGATAAAGAAGATCCAAATGATAGATTATTATTTTCTTCTTTTACATAATGAGAAGAAACTATAACTGACGATTGATTTATTAACTCAATTTTTCTAACAACAGTACCTTCTAATTTTATTTCATATCTTCCTTCATCCAGCCATACCGAGAAGACTCCATTAGAATTAGTAATAACATTTGCCAGTTCCGTAGGACCAGTTTCTTCTTTCCATAATTTGTTTGTAGCAGACGTACCAGCAATAGGAACTACAGTAAGAATCACATTTTTCTGCGGCACACCTAAATTATTTATTATTACATCTATATATTGAACTCGTGCCATTATTACCTCATGAAGTAGGCGGTGTCACTGAAATATGGTAGGACAATTCTTCTCCCAACAGACCCGGATGAAGCTTCTCTACAGGATGAGTAAGATTGATATTCTCAATATGAGTTGAACTCATAGGCGCTCCAACTTGCCCAGAACCATATACAGGAAGACCTTCTGGGCGAGATCCCGGCGGAAGCGCCGCCGAATAAGGTTCTAATAGCCCTCCCATGCCAGTAAAGAAAGAAGTCCTGAAGGCATTGAAAGCAGCAGTAGAAAAGCTTTGCGGTTGATTTAGCTGCCCATTCAACCTCGCAAGTTCTTCTGTATTCTTCAAAATAGCAACAGAGTTGCCCTCTATCCCAAAAAGCCACTTTTCAAGATCAGCTTTTTCTGCTTCTGTGCCCGTAGTCTCTATTCTAGAGATTATAGACTGTGCTTCAGGAGAAGTAAGATATTGAAGAACCTGCTGAGCAGTCATACCAACAGTCTGAAATCCCATTTCAGTTCCTGTTTCCTCATATTTTTTCTCGCCCGCCCCAAGCACAGCGCCTTCGCCCTTTGCAGTAGTTATCAAAGCAGCAACATTTGTAAATCCAGTTGTCTTTCCTATTGTTTCGATCCCGGATCGAAGCGCCCCATAAATACCTGTTCCAACTCCTGTTTCTCTTCCTATTTGACTAAGAACTAATTCCCTTGTCACAGCAGCATTGTTTTTTAGAGCAAGATTATTTTCAGCTATTTCTACACTGTTCTTTTCCAATTCCTCGCCCAAAGTTATAGCAGCAGCAGTATCGCCTTCCCGCAAAGCTTGTTCTTTTAGTTTTTCCTCTACCGCTCTGGTATTGAGTAAATTGGTTCCTTTTTCTTTTAATCCTACTTCTTCTTCAGCGTTTGCAGCACTATATCTTCCTTCAGCAGATAATACCTTTGCAATCCCAAGCCTTCTACCAACTTTTGATTCAGCTTGCGCCGATTCTCTCTGTATCAAAGTCTGTGCATTAGAGATTCTTTCTATTACTGTAGTATTTATAGTTTGCTGTAAACCAATAATTTCTTGTTTTATACTAGATTCAAGTTCCTTATTACCAATTTTCTGAGCTTGTTCCAGCATAGGGGTTAGCCTAGAAATCTGAGCTTGAGCAGAAGTAGCAGTTTGTTCCTCCAACTTTCCTACTTCTCCAAGATTACCAAAAGCCTGAGCTTTAGAAATTTTAGTTTGTTGTTCTTGGGAAGAAACTTGATATTGATTATTAGCTTCAGTTATTTTAGCCTGGATAGTTTGAGCCTCAGCCTGGTATCTAGCTTCTACATTTTGATCTATAGTTTCAAGAAGTTCTTTTTGTTTTACAGCTAAAGTTTTCAATGCGGTAGACTTTGCTTGCGCTTGCTTCTGATTTTTTGGTTTTATTTTTCTAGTTTCAGATATAGCTTTATCAATTATTTTTTGTTCGGTTTGAAGATATTTCGATTCTTCAGCGAGATTTTTTTCAGAAAATTCAGCTATACCAATCTGCCCTTTTGATCCTAATTGTATTTTCCCACCTTTAGCAGTATACTCTTTCTCTACTGATTTTCTTTCCAAGCGAGCTTTAAAGAATTCTCTTCCTTCTTGCAATCTAGCCAAAACTCCATTTGTTTCTATGACAATTTCATTTATAATCTTTTCAAGATTCTTTACAAAATTCTCTCCACTAGATTTTTTAAGTTTCGAGAAAGCTTTTTTAACTTTATTGAAAGATTTTAAAATATTGCTTATATTACCAATTTCAAAAATTATATTCGTAAACTGGCTTATCAAATTAGGTTCAAATTCACTCATAGGCTGAGAACGTTGACCAATAGCTATAGGGCCACCACCAGCAGCGAAGTTCTGCCGGGGAGAGCCATCATAACCAAGATACTTATCTAAACCTCTCGGCGAAATTCCCGCCAAACTGGCCGTAGCATTGTATTGAGCAGGATTCATAATGCGCTCGCCCTCGTGAGCGATTATTGGTACTGGTCTACCGCCCCACGGCGCTCTACCGCCCGCTGCAAATTCTCTAACAGCTTGGATTACACCACCTTTGGCATACCAATTAAAAGCTCGCTCATGAGCCTCAGCAGCGACAGGAGAGCCATATCGTTCACGAATATAATTAAGCCCCCAAGCTATCTGCGCACGAGCATCGCCAAGGTTATAGGGATGACCGTGCCCGAGCGATTGGGGAATACCGTAAGCGCCACTGGATGAATTCACGCTATTCGCGTTCCATCCCGACTCCTGCGTCCACAAAGCTTGCAAAGAAGGCCACATACCTACAGGCCAGCCAGCAGCAACCATCATGCGCTTCCCTAAAGCTTCATTGGCACTCGGCGCACCACCATGCCCACTTACCCCAGCGAAATTAGCTTCTCCCCCCGAAGAAATATGTTTTTCAAGATATATATTCGCAGCTTTTGCAGCCAAATTCAAAGCTCTTTGACTTATTTGCCCAATAATGCCTCCACCTTTTACTTTCGGAGCAATAATTTCCTTAAAAGCTTGAAGTCCTCCAACTACTTTTCCTTGTTGCAGACCCGAGATAAAAGCTCCAAAAGAAGCTCCAGCAGGAGTTACTTGCCCCTCTCTATATCCGGTAGTAGCTTGAGCGAGAGTTTGCCCGGAAGAAGTAGCCCAACCAATCTCCAAACCAGTTCCAGAAGGAGCATAGTAAGCAATAGGTTGTCCTGCTCTTACAGTTGACCCAACTTGAGATAAACGATTTATTTGCTCAGCTATATATACATTTTTCCCTTTATCTAACCCGCTTAAAAGTTCATACCAAAGGAAAGACTGACCTTTAAACCAATTAGATATTATACCCTTTATTTTAGCATCACCAATCGAAGTAATTGGTGAACCTGGAGTAAGATCATAATCTATACCCTGATCTGTTCTACCTTTGGTCGCTCCACCGTGGAACGGGTATATATACCCACCAGCGGCCATATGCGGCGCTCGGGAGAAATATTGGCCGAGAAGAGCTCTACTTCTCCCCGCATATTTAGGATCTGTAGAAAGAACTACCTCATCATGACCACCCTCTCCTACCCGCGCAATCTGCCCCCCTGATTTAGCAGGTATATATCCGCCAGAAGCAAACCCTTCTAGCCCCTTAGACACAGCCCTACCAGCCGAACTAATTCCGCTAGATACCTTGCCTATTGCAGAAGAGCCACTAGCTATTTCGGCAGGAGTAACTCCATACTTCTTTAAAGCATCATCGACAAGCTTTCTTATCTTGCCCATTCCATCATGCGCAGAAGAAGCGCCCTTTCTAACAGACTCTTCAAACTTAGAGAATGCTTCTGCAAACGCAGTACTATACTTTGAAGCACCTTGAGAAGTTAAGGCATTAGAGGAGTTTATTGCTTCATTTTCTCTAAGAACTGCTGTTCCAAGAGATTCTTGTGATTCCTTTAACTTCTTGTTGCTAGACACAATCTTTTCATTTATCTTTACTACTTCAGACTTTGCATTTACTTCAATTTCATGTCCTATTGACCCTCCTACTTCCCTACCCTTACTAATCTTCTGCTCTGCTTCAGTTCTTTCCTTTTCAAGAGACCTAAGTTCTTCAGTGTTTTGCTTATTCAGGGCACGAGCTTCAGCGGCGCTCTTACGCGCAACAGAAGTTTCCTTCTTTGCTGTTTCTCTTTGTTGTTCTGGAAGCTTTTCAAAATTTTCTTGTGCTTCTCTTGCGCTTAATCTAGCTCTAGTAACAGATTGTTCGTCTTGCTTAATTCCTATAACAGCTTCAGCGCGCTCTTCGCGCGATAAAGGTCTTTCAGGATGGGCTAAACTGTGCTTTGCCCTAGCCAAAGTTTGTTCTGACTGCGTTACTCTTAGGTTGGCTTCTTCTACTGAAAGCTTAGAACTCGCATATTCATCATTTAAACTCTTTATAGTTCTTAAAGCTTCAGCTTGCCTTTCAAGAGCATTGTTAATTTCTTCAGTGGTAATTTTAGTCTTCTTCTGAGCACTATCAAACAATCCTAAAGCTGCGGCGGCAGCAACTATCCCTGCACCAATAGCTGTCCAAAAAGCTAATCCCTCTAAAGCAACAATCGTAGCCCATAACTCAATAATAGCTTTTCGAAGCTCATTTATAAAAGCAATAACTTTGATTAAACCCAAAGTCCCCAACACAAAAGCAGCAAGAACCTCTAAAGCCTTTCTACCAGCAGAACCGAATAGATTAAAGAAATCAAGAACTGCTGTAGTTATTTTGCCTATTATATTTATAACATCTCTAAGACCTGGCAAAAGGAATTGAGAAAGAAATCCGCTTAAAGCTCTTAAAGAACTTAAACTGAAAGCTTCAAGAAAATCCTTCCCTATAGTAAATAATAGACCTCCTATAGTCTCTAAACCTTCACGCGCTTCCTTGAAAAATTTAGTTACCTCTGGTCCATGAGATTTGACCCATTCGGTAGCGCTTTTTACTGCCCCGGTAAACCCAGTTACAGTAGACAAACCTTGTGGAGCAGCATCATGACCAATAGATATAAAAAGACCATATAAAGCTTTTCCTAGTTTCCCAAAAGCTTCTGCATATTCAACTGATTTATTAAAGAATTTTTCAAGTAGAGAGAAGCCTATAGGAGTACCATATTTTATATCTAGTTTACCCCAGAATTTATCCCAATCTTCACTTAATTTATGAAAAGCAGGCCCAGCAGCCTTAGCTATATCCTCAAAAACTTTCATTATCCTTTCAATAGACTGAGATACAATAGGTATATTTTCTTTAGCATCTCTAGCCATCTGCTCAAAGAAAGAAGTTCCTTCCTTGCCAAACGCAGCTTTCTCAAGACGACCAAGACCAGCGCCCATCGACTTTGCTAGTTCATCTAGCGGCCTAAGAAAAGACGAATTCTTAAGAAGAGATCTGATTCTCTCGATAGCATTGGTAAAAGGTTCTACAAAATAATTAGTTATTCTCTTCAAAGGAGAATTAGGAGATTTAAGTTCCTTCTCAATACCTATCAGAGCATTTGTCAACCCAAGCTCTGTAGGAGACATTCCTTTCTCAAAGAATTTAAGCTGAGCTTCAAACTGAGTTTCTTTAGATGATCTAGCTTGACGCTGAAGATCTATTATTTGTTTTTGTCTCTGCGCCGCTTCTGCGCTCTGCTGTGCCTGAACTACAGCAAGACGAGAGCCTTCTAGCCCACGTACAGCGCTAATAACAGACGGCGCACCGCTTACGCCTCTCTCTCGGGCTAGGCGTGCTTCACGTTCTGTTTTAGGAATTTCAAAGTCTGCTTTTTTCTTATTTAATTCAGCCTCTCTTACCGCCAATTCTGCCTGCTGAAGCCCAGCAACATCTCCTCTCTGAATCGCAATTTGAAGTTGCCTTTTAGATTCAGTAAGGGATATATTCGCGCCTTCTGCTTGAAGGCGTGCATTTTTTTCTGCCAAAGCAAGCTCAGTTATCTGCCTTTGAGCTGTATATCTAGCTTCAGTAAGAGCTATTTGAGAGTCTCTAACTCTTTGTTGAGCCTCGAATAATTGAATATAAGAGTTAGAAAGTTGTTGATTAGAACTAATTAATTGGCTACTTTGTTGTAGCTGAAGAACCTGTTTTTCAGTAGGATCATAGAAATGCTGTTGTTCTGCTTGCCCGGCAACAGAAACTGCCTGAAGAATATTTTTAAATCTCTCTATAGAAGCAGCAACAATCGAAAGCATCGGTATTGCTTGGCCTAGACCAGAAACAAAAGCTCCCGCCAGCGCTGATCCCGCTTGGACAGCAGCAGAAGCAACCGAAAATAATCCCCCTGCTAACGAAGCCACTCCAGTAATAAGCTGTGGAGAAATAGCTATAAGAGATAGATCTTTCAAGCCTTGTAAGAAAGATGCAACTCCAGTTATTCGTAGACCGGATCCAGCACCAGATAAAGAATCATTTAAAGATTCAAAAGATTTTCCAGAAGTAGGGTTCCTGAGTTTTCTATTTACATTGTCTAGAATAGCCTCTAGATGTTTCCATTCTTGGCTTCCGGTCTCAATCTTTTTCATAAGGGAAGAAAACTCAGATGAATATTCTTGTAAACCTCTTTTAGCTTGTCCCTTTGTTAACTCTCCGTTTCTAAGTAAATTATCAAAGTTAGACCAAGAAGTTTTTAATTTCGACATCCTCAAATGTAGATCTTCTACACCGTCTCCAGCCTCCTTCGCCCCCTTCAATACCTCTTCTGACGACTTAGCAAATCTTTCCTGATCACTTGCAGCAGCGCTCATCGACTCAGCGTGAGCATCAACACTCTTTCTTCCTCTCTCTAGATCTTCACTAAGAGATCTAACTCCTCTCCCGGCGTCATCCGCCGCACGACGAGACTTTTCATGCTCTGTTCTTAGACCTTCATGCTTTCTCTTCGAGCGATCAGCCTCTTCGCCAGTACCCTTTATTGCATTGCCAAGATCCTTCTCTGCATTCTCAGCGTCTTGAGTTCCCTTGATACTATTTATCTCTGCCTTGAGTTTTGCTAATCCAGGAGAAGCCTCATCTCTTAATCTCGCCAATATCTCTATCAAGAAGTCCGCGTCGGCCATATTCTATTTTCACCTCCTTTCGTAATGCCCTTGGCTTCGATTTCAATTCCTGATAAAATTTCTTTCTTCATTAACAATAGAAAGGTATTTCATGCTACAAAGTGATTATTATCAAATAGCAAGAGTCTTAAATGTAACGAGAAAAGAAGCAAAGTCAAAAGAATTAAAAGATTTTACAGATAATATCATAAACAGTTTGGATTTCATTTTTCATCGTTAATAATATCTATTTTAATAAGGATAAATTTGTTGAACTTTCAACAACTAACAATGATATTTTATTTAATACCGATTTAGTAGATCAAATTTCTAATATATATAAATAAATTATCTTAAACCATTTGTTATTATAATATGTTCTAAATCTAATTTTATAGTTTTAATTTGGATATCTAAATGATATAAATATATTATAAATCTATCTCTATCATCTATATTACTTTTTGATAAAATCTTATCTAATTCATTTGATAAAAAATCATATACTTTATTCCTATACTTATCATAATTTTCATTCACTAAAAACTATTTCCTTTCTATTCTTGACTTTGGTTTAATCTTCTGATATTTTTTATTGTTTTATATCTTTTATTGCGGCAAGAAGTTCATCACGAACTTGAGGCAAGCCTCCAGCAGTATCAAGGTCCAAACGATCGAGAATCGTCTCCGTGTGAGCTTCGGCCATTGCTTGTGATGCATTAGAAGAAACTTGTAATATAGGCAATGCTACGAGCTGTATAAATGTCTGCGCAATCCATGCAACAAGCGCAATCAAGCTCACTTTAATGATAATCTGTGGAAAAATATTAGACAAACCAAGCGCTCCCTTTATCACTTCTGTATCAAAGGCAGTTAACACCGCTGGAAGACTGCACAATGCTAAAACAACGCAGAACCAAAAGAAAGGCATCGAGCCAAGTATTGCAGGAACAATGATTGCTGTCTTTCGGTTGATCCCATCTACCTCTTTAGCAAATTTCCGAGCATCGTTTAAATTCAAGTGTGAAGCATGCGCCATATGCAGATGAGATTTCAACATTAAGTAAACCTTTCTAATATTATCATTCGTCTAGAATCTCTTCTATTTTCTCTTGATTGGGCATATATGGCTCCAGGACCTTCTTAAGGTTACGTTTCCCTGCTTTGAGGAAATTGTCGGTTTCCTCAAGTTCTTGCATCTCTTGATTCTCTTCGATAGCTTTGTTTGGGTTCCATATATGATCCTTTAATAACTCATAATACTTCTCAATATCCTCAATTGCTTTTTGCTGGTCCCCTTGCTCTTTCCACTCTACTATTTGCCACATCGCTTGCACATGGAGATTCTTTCGATGCTCTATTTCATCTACAGCATTCCTTCTTTGCCAAGCTGAGAACGCCTTTATGAATCTCCTATACGGCCACTCAAGTAATTCCTCAAATGTCTCGCTGTGATGACATGAGTAGGTCTCCAGGGCCTCTAGCGATGTCATTCTCCTTTGGTAGCTCTGCTCCTCATCTTCTGAACTGTGTTTTTGACTCTCGCGTATCGCTTTAAAAAAGCATTCAACTCATCATAATTCTGTTCAATGAATATATTCAACATTTCCTCGCCCTGGTCCATAGACATACCGCCCTCATCAACAGGCCGAGACCAAATATCCATCAACAGAGGCCGCTCTGAGCGCGGAACACGAAGCCAGATACACTGTGCTTCTCCCATCAGATCCGGAACATAGGAGGCTAATTTGGCTATTCCTTGAATTATTGGATCTACTACATTATCTCCCTCTCCCGCGAGACTTATCTGCCCATCATTAAATTCAAGAGGAATAGATGCCTCACCGGGAGTAAGACGATCTAGAGATAATCCATCTGGACCTCTCATCGCCTCGGCCAACTTCCGGCCGATAAGCCCCGTGAATTCCCCGAAGGCATGATAAGAAAGAGGTTTCTGAATGTAAGCTCTTTTGAAAACTTGCTTCTCCGGCTGACCTTTCATAATGAGATCATACTCAGCCTCGAATATCCATTCTTTATGAGTAACAGGCTTTTCAATATCTTCCTCTACGGCAATAGGTGCATCATCTTTTACTACAGGCTCACCTAATTTTTCCTGCAATATTTTTGAAGCCTGATCTTGCTCATCCTCTACAGTTGTATCATTTGCTGACATCTTTTCCTTTCTACATCTATTCTAATAGATTATAATAACTTATCTGATTTTAACTTCTCTGATAATTCTGCTTTAAAAGTCTCTCCATTTATTCTCAACATTCCTACCATAATTGAGAATGTTGCGAGCATAAACTCTTGACCTTTTTGCCCTTTAATAGATCTATGGAAGATAGAGAAATCATCTTTTGGCGGCAGCTTCATAAACTTTCTAGTCTTTGGAAATATTTTAGAATCTGTATCTCCAAATATTCCCGTTCCCTTATCCACAAAAATAGGGTATTTAGCCGATAAAGGATCAGTCTCCCCGGGCTTATGAATCTCAGGAATGCCTACAGAAGCCGTAATCTCTGCGCCCTCATCAAAGGGTCCCTTATGCCCAGCCTCGCGCGCCAGAGAGAATGTCTCGCCCTTTGGAACGAGAGCCTTCAAGGCTACCTCACCCATAAGAGCCTCATGACGCATAAAGCTAACTAAAACATCATGCAAAGCACGATCACTTAATTTCTGCGTATTAGATTTAACTTCTAATATTACTTCTGGCTGATTCGCCATGAGCGTATTCCTACTAGTCGGACCTTATTTGGCTTCGTGCTTGCCCAGACCCTCCCGGCACGATCTGCGCCGGATCTGGTCCAGTAGCACGAGCGCGGCCTCGCCCTATTACGCTCTACTGCTGTACTTCTATTATATCACTTTTTTAAGCAATGGGCTGGATAACTACATAGCCGCTGCCACCTTCGCCGCCTTTCCCGCCAGCTCCGGTCCCCGCCGCACCACCACCTCCGCCTCCACCGCCTGCTGCGGTATTCGCCGCCGCAGTAGCGCCTTCACCACCAGCCGACGTACCGCTGCCACCTGATGTACCTGCCGTACCACCAGCGATTTCAGTACCAGCACCACCGCCTGAGCCGCCATTAGTGGCCGTAGCGGTGCCACCACCAGCTCCTCCGCCACCTGTAGCATCTATGTTCTTGCCACCGCCAAGAGCGCTTCCGCCACCCGAGCCTCCAACTGCCACGCCAGTTGCAGCACCATTGCCGCCATAAACTCCACCACCAGCAATAGTTGTCGATGAAGCTGTAGATTTTGCACCTGGCGCGCCGCCAAGCCCCTTTACCGTCGTCGCCCCTACTTTGACTCTTGATTCGCTGCCTTGCGTACCCCCCACACCTTCTGTGCCACCCGCCGCCCCTCCATTACCTCCTGCACCTCCTGCACCAACTACTACTTCTGCCGTAGTCGATTCTCCCACTTTAAGCATCCGTCGAGCAGAAACACCAGCAGCGCCCCCGCCACCACCAGTTTGTAACTGAGCCGCTGCGGCCGATCCAGCTCCCGCGCCTCCACCACCTCCGCCCACAGCTACAGCTTGTAGATATTTAGCACCTGTCGGAATATTGTATGTAGTGTTCGCAAGAATGATCGATGGTTCAAGAGGAGTTCCACCAGCAGCAGCAGCTCTGTCGGCATAAGCAGTAGTAGCAAGCGTGGCCGAGTTATCTTTTTCCGCAGCCGTCGTCCCTGTTGCTGTTCCAGTCAACTGAGTGACGACCTGTGTATTTACACAGTTTTCCTGCTGCATCAACCCCACCCATGTGAGAACAGAAGTATTCCCCGCAAAAGCTTGAATCAACCTATGTTCTGCATTGCCTCCTCTCGCACGGAAGCCAAGCGCGTAATTACCCGTCGATTGCGGTCCAATAATCATGCCGTACATATCGTTATCATTGCCATAAGTAGTATTGACTAATCCCAGCCCTCCTACCAGTCCGCCGCCAGTAAAACGCATCAAGCAACCAACACCATTCAATCTAATACCTGTTACTACTCCCGTTGGTTTAACCGCTACATTTTTAGCATTTACAAGATTAAAACTTACACCAGGTGTAACAGTACCCACAAAAGAACCAGCCGGTATATTTACTCCGCTCACTGGTCTATTTAGATGTTGCGCAAGAATTTCCGCATCTGTGATCGTAGAGCTTGCAGCTTCACCCGTAGCTCCAGCATGTTCTTTACCAGTCATCGTGTCGAGGTTGGTACCGTGCCACTCATTACCACCCGAATGGTCATCTATGCCGACCTGCATCGGGAACCCAGCACCGACGGGGTGCACACCGAAACCACGCCAGCCGCCGTTATCGACCCTGAGCCCGGTTTCCTGGCCGGTCATTACGGTTCCGGGCATTCTGCCATCTGATGCGTTCTGTGCCCAGATGCAGTAATGCCCGACCGGAACACTCCCAGTTGTGCGCTGAACGAGACACTCATCAGTAAACACAGGTTCGGCGCTTGCCGCTGCCGCGTTACTGTCGCCGAGTATCCAATCGTCTTCGAGAGAGTTGTAGGGCTTGACGCCAAACACCATGTGGTTGAAGAACCTGCACCATAGGGCGTGCTTAGCGATGTTGTTCGCATCCAGCCGCAAACCGCCGACTATCGACTTATATTCAGTCTTTTCAGTAAGAGAGTCGGAAAGTAGAATTTCGCATCCAGCTTGAGCCCGAAAGATCGTATCTGCCGTACCAACTATCGAGATATTATGCGGTCGTACAAGTTCTTTAACATTAATGTTGTATGCGCCAGCATGTAAGAAAAAAGCTGCACCATTAGATGCACTAGCAGCCGTAAACGTCGCTTCCACATTTTTCGTATCCGTAGCTGCTACGCCAGTGGGCGGTACACAAGCAAATACCGCCCCAAGACCAGCAACAATTTCCCAGTGAGCGCCGACACCGCTGAAAGTTTCTCCCGATTCATGAGTTTCCTTACAAATATAAACTATACCAGCTTCTTGAACAAGTCTATTAAGTGAATAAGTAGTATGAGCTTTCCATGTTTCAATCCCACCTGTAGAACTACTGTTTACTACTGTAGTTGGCAAAAGAGATTCAAAATTAGCTCCACTATTACTCATTGCATCTCCTTAAAACACATAGGTTTCTCCAGTTTCAAAATTCCTAAGTGTTCTTAGGAGTTCTCCTTCAGGGCTAACAACTAAACTATTTTCTGTTAAATAAGTTTTTGGTTTCCATACGAAAACTGTTGCTGAAGAAGATGAACTTCCTCCAGTAGCGGGAGTTGCAGGTGATACAATCCCTTCTTTCAATACTACTCCCACACCGCTATCTAATACCTGTGTTACCTCTTCAGAAGTTAAGTTAGCGTAAGTTCCTATTCTTAATATAAGTTGTCCATTCCTAAGTAGAATACTTATATTCTTCTTTTCTGCATTTTCAGTATAAGTCCAGTTAGCCATTCTATTTTATCCAGTCACTATGAAATTTCCGTCATAGCAACATAACGCCATTTATTACCAGCGCCAGCTTTACGAGCTAACAATACACGCGCGCCTTCTCGTTCGCCAGTATAGTGCAAAATACCCAAAGTTGTAGCATCACCGGGGGCAATACCACGTTCTTCAACAAGAGTATCGATTTCAGCGCTTGTTTTGCCAGTAATCGATCCCAGGTCACCTAAGCACATACCATCATTAAAAAATCCTCTCCCACTATATTGAACCTTAAACTTAGTTACATTGGCCGAAGTTATCTCCCAAGCGCGATCCTTATAAGCTGAAGATCCACCAACGTTCTTTCTGGTATTAGTCGATAAAGAGGTATCAAGAATATCTGTCTTATACTTCACCGATGACGGAGCATTAGCGGTTGCTGTGAATGTCGCTCCAGTTATAGTATATAATGGTCCTTCAAAAATATATTCTCCCAATCCTGATGCAGGATTATCCGAAGAAGTATGAAACATTTCATTAGCAACTGTTGTACCACCCATCGCAGCCCCCGATATCTTAACCTTCTGCATCGTAGGACCGCAAACAAGCACTCCATAAGCAACTGTTCCATAATAACCAAAAATCTCCACATCTGCGGTATTGCCAAGCGCTACACCGGCCATATGCCGCTCAAAATGAGGACGAATAATTGTGCAGGCATGAACACCATCGCCCAGCGTCAAAGGTATACCACCCTGTTGAACCGCCGCTGCCGTAGCATGGGTGAATAATAAAGGTGTTTCCGCTGCTACCTTAACTTCGGTCCCAATAATTTCAGTAACACGACAATAATCTGACGAATTCCCGTTGGCATCATGGCCAACTCTAAGAAGATCTCCTACTTTCAATCCTGTAACTGATGTTAAATGCAATGAAGTAGCTCCAGCAGAAGCTTCAGAAGAAAGAGTTGTTAAAAGCTTAGAACCTTCAGGGTACTCTCCAGTTTGCACAGCCTTAGGAGTAACCATAACTACACTATGCACCTCGTCAGAAGCATTGCGGAAAATCGGACCGTTTACTCTAAAGTCACACCTGTCAAAGACAAAATTATCACATTGCTGTAATGGTTTAACCGTGTTTGTATGAATAAACGGTAAACAATATGCTCCACGCTGCGTCTGTACATCCCGCCAGCTACCAGCATAAGAAGACTCATGAGAAAAGAATGTACCAGTGTGGTTACCACCGTCCAATAGCACTCTCTCAAGGTGATAACTTCTAGCAAGATTTATTTGAAACAAAGGTTTATCATAACGGCGATGTTCAGGAATTTCTATACCTAGATCAACAATAGAAAAACCCTGGTTTGTTTCATCGCTCGGCCCTTCAATAGTTAGAATGGATTCAGACGCGTTTATAGGAGCTATTTTAGAAGCACGCAATCCATCACCAGACAACTTGATACTAATACCCTTTCCAGAACCAGCTTCTCCGAGTATACCAAGTGCCATCATATAAGAGACTTTATTAGCTGCGAAATAAAGAGAAAATGCCTTTAATCCGGATTCCTCAGCAGCTTTTATAGCAGATAAAATGGCTGCGCTGCAATCTGTTCCAGCAACAGCTCCATAAGCCCGAACATCGATATTGGTTTTACCATTTGCTATTTCTGTCGGTATTAAAGATTCAAAATTTGCACCGCTGTTAGACATATAATTACTTTCATTCTACGGCAGCAAATACTACACCTTCAACTTCTCCTTCTACTACTTTCATATATAAAGCTTCTTTAAACTTTATTCCATTTGAACCAAACCAATCTCTGATTGATTCATGTTCGTTTAAAGTTATAGGCCCATAATTGGTTCCTTTTGCTTCGGTAGAATTATCGTAAAATATTATCTTTGATTTAATTTTCCCATACAAATTCCAACCTAAAAGAGAGCCACCTTTATACAACCCTCCCAAAGAACTTTCATCCGATACTGCTGTACCTTCAATCAGACCAGAACTAGTAGGGATGATATAAGCGGTGGCTCCCATAATATCTTCTTCTTTCTATATACTAAAAATAATTCATTTCTATGAGTTCACCCATTGAATAAAGAGGATTAGCAACAGTAGCATCAGCGAATGCTCTAAATGTAGTATTAACTGTTGCCATATTGCCAGTCTTCATAAAGTCAATCGTACTCGCAGTCGCAGAACGCATTGCTTTACGAAAAACAAACGCTTTCAGTTTATTCTTGTTGGAACCAAGAGTAATTTTATGGATAATCGCCAAACGACGTTCTTCATAAGAAAGCGGATTTCCATAACCTATATGATTCTCAGTCGGAGTCTGAGTTGCATCCACGGTCACGCCAGAGCCTTCCCAAGCCACCGATAGATTTTCCTCATTAGTTTCCGCAATAGGAGCCTCTATGGACATCTCCCACTCGTCAGGAAGCACCGCCACAGCAGCCTGAATCTGATCTATATCCTGCAAGCTCTCGGTGTTATTCCGGGTGATTTTGATTCCACCTTTAGTAGCACCAAGATCGGTCCATTCCCCTACCGGATCATATTCGCCAAATCCTGCCTGAGTACGCGTGACGGTAAGAGCAAGTGGAGTAGATTCTTTTTTAACAGTATTTCTAAGAACTTGAACTAAAGGCTGAGCATGATTTTTAAGTTCTCCAGCAAATTCAAATTTAAAAGCTTCTTCAGAAAGTTTTTTAGATTTAGTGCTAGTAATTGTAATGCCACCAGTACCAATCGTCGGCAAAGCTTCTAAAGCAGTAGCTATCTGTTCCCCAGTGACGGTAGTACCAGTAAGAGCAGTAGTCGGATAGGACGCAAAGCCAAGATAAAAAGTACCGGTAGACGGAGCTTCAGCAAATTTTGAGATTTCCTGTTTCTCGTTTTTCCAATTTGCTTCTTCTTCTAGATTAATAATCGAACCAATATGAGTTGGCCATAAATAAGTATATGGAGCAATCAAAATTCTAGCCGGGCCACGCGTAAAGCCAGGCCCCAGCGGGTTTACTCTTTGGAATCCACCTTTGGACATTAGGGTTATCCTTTCTTGTTATTACTGACCCGTTTGTCCGGGTGTAGGGTTATTTACCGGAGAAGGTGTTACTACTACCTCCGGCTGATTTCGCGCCGAAGCATCGAGAGAAGCTTTAGAAGTTCCAGCATAATCAAGTATCTCTACAGGAACCCCACCAAGGACAGAAAGATCTTTATTAGTAACTAATACTGGGTCTGACCCCTTAATTAAAAATCTTTTGGTTCCATCATCAGATGTAAAAATCCTCACTCTCTCTGGAGTATCAACTTCATCAGTCAGTCTAACTAAGATCGTAGGCTCGACGCCATCGACCTTTACTGTGCTAGTAACGTCGGGCATTATTCAATCCTTTCTTCACAACGTTATTTTCTGAGTTGAAAACTCAAATTGTTTACCTTGAAAAATAAAATAGATTTCTCCAGTAGCATCGGTAGATTCTTTTCTGCTCCAAGGTAAAGAAGTAGTAACTTTTGGTGGTTTTTCAAATTGTCCTATCGAACCACTTAAAGTCTTATCTTTTTGAATACACATATAAATAGAATCTGAAAGTCTATGAAGTTTACTATCAAGAGATTCCATCGCTTCTAAACCTTCTTTATTATGTAATTCTTCTGCTTTTATTGGCCCTTCGCTGCACAAAACCTCTATACATAAAGTAATAGAACTTGTATCAAATTGATCCTCTTGATATTGATAAGAATTTCCATTTCTTGCATAAATTAAAATGTTAGGCCATCTTTCAAGCGGGGCTTCTATTAATGAAATATTCTCTATACCCGAATAAATATTTTCAGTAGATACCCTAGGAACTTTCAATTTTTTGTATGATAAATTAAACTTTTCGCAAAATTCTTGATCTCTTCTATCCCAGATTTCTTGAATATTTTCCTGTATATCCGGAAGAAATTTAATTATTTGTGCCTTCGCTGCTCGCTGAATCAACTCGCACTCAAACCCCACCCCAAACGGCCGGCTGTAATTACCGTCTAATACCGCCTCCTCCGCTTCTGCAAAAAATACGCTCATGGGAACGAAGGCCAGAATCCGAGCGGAGAGAATAAATCATAATTACCTCTCCACCCTGTCGCCAGCCGCTGCCACTCGTTAGGATTCTTTGTCAAAAATCGCACTGGTTCAATCCTACGTCGTAGGGTTCCGTTTTGTTCAGGAGTCTCATGAAACTCTAAAGATGAAGCAGGCATAGGAACTGCTTTTCTTTGTTTCAATTCAGGAACTAAGAAACTAAGTTCTCTCCAATTTTCTTCAAGTTCTATTACAAGATGATCTCTTAGCTTCTCTAGAGATTGAATCATATCTGGGTAAGAAGATATCTCAGTAGGGCCTACCTTAGTAGCCGTTCTAAGTTGTCTTGCCCAATAGTCAATTCCAGGTCTGCACAACTCTAAAGCTACTCTCTTAGAAAAATAATCTAAAAGAGGTAATTCATAAGCAGTTAACTCTTCATCTGGTTGAACATAAGACTTTAACACTCTTATCTGAATAAGAGTAGCTATCTTCTGTATTCTGCGTTCCCCAAAATTAGGAGATTTCTTCAAAGCATCCACAGTAGTTGGCATATGATCCGATACACCATCTACTATCGCGCCCGTCTCTACTCCTGTTCCGGGGCCATGATCTGTGACCACAACAGGAAACTCGGGGGTTTGAAATTCTTCTCCGCCAGATTTAAAAGACCACCAAGCGAAATATTCCCCCTCGAATGCTAACTCTTCTGCTGTTAATTTAACTGCTACATTATCACCTAGTTCATCGCCAATAACTTCTCCAGTAGCGCCATTAATACTAGGTATTCTGGATAAATACGGCCTCATATAAAATTTTGCAGATTCTATTTTCACTTCTTCGTTATTATTTTTTATAATACGATCAGTAAACCTATAAGCTACTCCTATAGGAAGAATAATCGGAGTTTTTATAGAAGAGTCAACTACAGTAGTCATTATTTAATCCTACGTAACTTCCCCGCCGCCAGAACCTACAGAAACCATCTCTTTTTCGCCGTTAGAATGAGGAGCCTCTACATCACCATCGGGCTCAGATTCATACGTCAGAATTGCAGGCCGTTTTTTATGATTCATCTCGTAAACAATCACATCTTGAACTGTTTGCGGATCGAGAAGTTCCATCTTCTCTAAGATTTCACGAGCACCCCAATTATTATATTCATACCAAGGCTCTCTCTCAGAAGGAGCAACATAATCCATAATAGTTGGTCTATTTAACCCTGCTCGCTCATACTGTCTTACTTTCTCAACATCATGGTAACTAAGGTCCTTCATTCGGTCTACTACATCTCTTGGATGAAGTCCTACATAATCATCCCAAGGAGGGTCTACAAACTGGCCTTCTGAATCAGTTCTTTTACCCACCGCCTCGGTAGCTTTCTTTCTATAAAGCTCTGCCTCTTTTGGAGTTAAAATTTCATAATTCTGTGTATACCATGAATGTCCATCTTTAATTTTTTGTTTTACATGGTCTTTTAACTCCCAATCAGACAGAACTTCTCCAGCAAAATGGATAATTCCCTCATTATCCTCGTTAGAGTTTGTTACATTCTTCTTTACTAAGTATGAAAACTTCTCGTCCGACATTTTAGGTTCTTTTCTCCTAATTTAATTATTATCTTTATTAATTAAAAACATTTCGCGAGCAAAAAGCGTTCTTGCTTGGGGAGACTCTTAGATCTATAGGTTTAAAAACACTTTGCTAACAAAAAACATTGCGGACGCCGCATACGAACAAATCTTGAACAACCTTGGCGCATATACTGATTGTAATTATTACGATTAATAATTAACTCAGACTGAGCACCAATCTCTTTACGCAGGGAGTTCCAGCTGTCCGATACAAGAACTGGCCCATCAAGAGTATCCGCAATATTCTCACCCTCGAATACATAACTTGTAGTAACAAGAATTTCCCCATTTTTAAGGAAATTAGTAATCGCAGCCTGCCCACGTTCATAACCAGTAAGCCCCGTGCCAGCAGCTTTTCCAGTTTCTTCACGATAACCAGAATCGGTGACAATAATCATCGGTTCCTCAGCCGCAACTCCGCCCTGTGCATCAGACTCAGTAGAACCCCAAAGCAAAGTCTTAATATCTTCTGGCTTCGGAAGAAATACATTTCTATCTGTCTGAGTCAAATAACCACGCGCCTGGTTCGAACGCTGAAGATACTGATAAGTCTGCGAATTCATATGGAACCGAGACCCATAAACTCCCGCATCATTACCTATAATCTTCTGCCATCCACGCATATCATCAATAGGCGTAGAATTCAGACGATCAGTCCAAGGAACAGTTGCAGAAACCTTGTGAGTTTCCAAATAACTTGGCTTGATTTTGATTTCCTGGTTACCAGAGAATTTAACAACCAGTTCTTCGCCCTTAAATACTTTCCAACGCATTACTTCAGTAAGGCGCTCATGGCGAAGCTGAAGAACCTTGCCTAATGTCGCAAGATCAATTCCTGCGCGCGCTCTAATTACCGGATCATCAGAAGTCATACGAATCCAAAGATCTTCCTTGATCTCCGTCATCTCATCCAGAATCAAAAGCTCCTGGACTTCCTCAACATAATTGATCGTAGGATTGTAGATCTGCGGCGTAGCATCCGGAGCCCGAAACTGCCCGATACCAAACGGTGCCACTTCAGCAATATCCCTACGAATTTTACGATCATAAACAGGCTTCAACGGCGCAATATTAGCCCCAATATATGCAATTGACTCCCAAGCCGTCTCCAGCGCACGAAGAGAAATATCCGTAAGCGCCGCCTGCGGCCAGATGTCGAATACGTTATTCCCCACAGTTCCAGGCCCAGGAGTAAAAATTTCAGCGTTTACTCCTGCTCCTCCCGACATCTCTGCCAGCCCAGTAATCGGATTGACAGGTATATTATTTTCACTCCAATACTTTTTAAGACGTTCTAACTGTGTTTTTTTGGCCTTGGCCATTTTATTCTCCTTTATCCTTTCTGACCTTAGCCTAATAAAACGTACAATTTTTTAAAGCTTCTTCCGCTAATAATCCATATTTCCTGAATTCAGGAAGAAATGCGATATTGAAAGAACAAGAATGAAAATACACAGGAATAGGCTCATCAAAGTTTTCAGTTTCAGAGCCCGCAGTATTTCCCCAGAAATCTTGATCCGGACCGTCATAAACGCCCATAATCTTCTCAGCCGCCGTACCAGGAGTTGTCGTAGTCGCAGTAATTTTGCCTTTAGATTCTTTAGAGGTTACTCCCGCATTATTGACTACCAGCAATGGCTGAGCCTGATTCCCAAGCTCTCCAATAAATTCAATTTTAATAGCTTCTTCAGAAAGTTTTTTAGCTGCATTAGTCGATTTAATGTTTTCCGAAGTAGCTATCGTACTTAATTTAACTAATTCTTCAATAATTTTAGTTCCAGTAGGTTCTTTAGCTGAAATCGCAGCTGTAGTTTGCCCACCATAAGTTAAGGTGAATGTACCACCTATTTCTTCTCCAGTAAGAGTCAGAGTCTGAACAGCATTGGCATTAGTGCCAAGCTTTTCAAAAATCTTAACCTTCGTGGGATCGGATTCAATTTCTCCTGATTTGGCAACGAAATAAGTAAGAAAAGATCCAATAGGAACTGTCCACTTCCCGGCTTCAAAATTCTGACTATTTTCTTTTAGAGTCTCAGCAGCGAAGAAACAAGATTTAATTGAATCCCTACCAGCAAATCCTCTTAAGCATGTCTTGCGCTGAATTTCTCGATTTCGGAATTGATTCCAAGGCATTTTTACTTTCCTTTTCCGTTCTCACTCAACGCAAGGAATTCAGGGTCCTTTGCTAAGTTTGGATTTTCGGACAACATTCTTTCAAGAAGATCATCCCCAGTCATAATTTTATTCTCGGCATTAGGATCTTCTGGTTTAAGATCTGGCCTTTCGTTTATAGGAGATTCTAATTTATTAGGCATCTCGCTAAAATCAATTTTATTATCTTTGCGCGGTATAGCCGCCATAAACCTTTCAGCAATCTGAGTAGCGGTCTCAACTTTAGTAGTTTCGTGTCCATTCTCAGAAAGACAAAGTTTTACAGCAATATCACCATCGTCACTAAGAGCAGTAGTCTCGTACTCCATCAATAAACCTGGAAAAGTATCGAATCCTTCCGCTTTATACTCTGCAATCTTATTTGCAGTTTTAGTTTCCTTCTCTACTTTCTTAGACTCAGCTAACTCTAAACTAATTTTCTGAATCTCTTTATTCTGATTACGCTGAAACTCTTTGGCCTCCTCAGAAAGGCCAAGCAGCTCCATTTGCTCCTCCGACATTGCAAGGAGTGTCATTGATCCTCCTAGGGGGCTGTTATTTGCCTCGGATAAACCGAGCCTATTTGCTGAAGCCACTTTAAGTGGATCAGCCATATTTGAAGATGATTCTTTTTTCTTTCCAAATCCACTCAATGTAGTTACGTCTACACCCAACTCTTTTGCTCTGCGTCTAATAAGCCTTTTAGCAGCTTCGTAATCCCCATGTTTAGAAGCAGCAAGAATAGCTGCCGAATTAAGCTGTTTTACATTATTTATTGGATAAGAACCATCAGGTAATGAATTATTATTAGATTTAGCCTTATCTCTCTCAGCTTGGGTAACATCTAGATATAAACTAGCTATTAACTTATCTTTCTCATTCATGCCCAACCTATCTAATTCAGATTTATCTTTATCTGGATCTAAAGTATCTGTTACCCATTTCTTTGTAGAATCAACCCATTCATTAAACGGCGCTAAATGAAGATTTCCATCTTTATCAACATTATATGGAACCACCCAAGCATCTTCGTCCGGTCCAACTCCATAATTCACCTTTATAAGTACTTTATCATCAGTGCAATCCAATAGAAAATACTTTGGATAATCGTCCATATCGCCACCGCCCATATGATCCAAAATATCTTCTACCTGTTTTTCTATATTACTAAATGAGGGTTTTTCACCCCATACAATATCCGCAAGAAACTCACTCTGAATCTCTTCTTTTTTAATTTCTCGATGAGATATGGTGTTTTTTTCTTGCGTAAGTTTTGTCGGCAAAGTTTTCTCAACAGGTTTTGCCGTAAAAGGTTTCTCTGATAACATCATAGGGATAATAGTTCTATCTCCTAAATCAGCAGAACCATATGGCTCCATCCCCCCCATCCAAGGTTTAGGAGTTAAGCATACATGGTCTAACGCGATAGGATATACTTTCCCAGTAGTAGTATTCTTATAGTCATAAAGAAGGCCAGATGATCTCGAAGGAATAGTTCCTCTTTCTACTTTACCTTTTACGTCGGGCTCCGTAAACTGATGCCCTCCCATAAGAACTTTCTCCCCGGGAGATTTAGCAGAATCTATAATTTTAAGATCTTTGATGTATCCAGTGTTCTCTAATACTTTATTTTCATGTGACAGAGGAAGAGTCACATACTCAATTGCTTTATCCTTAAAAGAATCGTATATATCTTGTAAACCAATCTCTTTACGCTGATCTTCTGAACGACCAGGAACAAAAATGAGCGGTTGGTCTAGCTTCTCTCCATTAGGACCGGGGCGAGTAGCTAACATTCCACTCCGCGCAATTGGAGCCCAAATAAGCCCATCATCAGTCTCTTCAGTAGGCTCATCTAATTGGATATCAGAATAAATCTCTAAGCTAAGATTTAAATCTTTATCAGATATAATTTTATTAAAATCTAATTCTTCCTCTGCCAACCCAGTTCTCATATTTTGCATCATCTTTTTCCGCGCCCAATCGCCGCCCGCAGGACCGCCCCAAAGGAGATCCTCAGCATCGTCATCAGGGCAATTTCCGCCGTGGGCAGCATGAAAATGAGCCATATCAACAAGATGATTTTCATCTAAATCTTGGTCTGAAGCTATTTTCCGGCCAACTTCTTCAGCCCTAGCCGTCACAGGGAACGCGCCGGAATTAATAAGTTCAATTCCCTTTTTGCTAGCAGCTTTCATCGCCACCGTAGGTTTATTCCTCATACCGCTATTCCAAGTTCTGAAGGCGGCTCATCGAGCCCTATTAATACACGATATACATCGCACTTAGATCCAAGATCTTCTAGTACCAAAGCTATATCTTCAGGCATCGCCATTTGCCCCATATCTAAATTATTCTCAGACATGTGATGGTGACCTCCCCAAGGAGGAGCAGCTTTCGCATCTGCATCGGCAATTGCAACTCCTGGCGAACCTATATCCGCCGCAGGATGGCCCCTCCAATGTGTACTCTGCCTAAGTGTGTCCTTGAGAACCGAGCATATTCCTTTTGTTTTATCTGGCCCGAATCTCTTAAGATTATCTTTGTAGCAATCTCTCCAAGGAGTCGGGGATTTGGCATAATGCCGAAGCAAGAACCTCAAATATCCCATTGACCTAGGATTCGCAGTAACTCTTTGGTAATTAGCTAACAAAAGATCTAATCTTTTATCTATCTCTTCAAGAAAAACTTCTTCTTCTCTTCTGTTTGAAGCTTTTTTAATATCAGCTAACATTAAAAGCCTCACATATAAGCCTCATCTCTCCGTCATCCAAATGTGGAGAGAATACATGGCTGCAAAAGGCACATCTTAAAACAACATTCAACTGAGTTTCAAATTCCGAAGGCAAATCAAATCGCTTATAAGACAAGAGATCATGGAGTTGCTTATCATGGGGGCAGCGTAATCTGCCCGCTTCAAACAGCGGAATTGCTTTGCTAGCTCCTCTCGGCGTTTCTAGCGCTGGCATCTACCTATAAATTATGTTCTATAGACAAGATCATCTCAATAGCAACAAGGTATGAAATTTAGTCATTAGATTATTTGAGCCCAAAACGTAAAATTAATTCCTTGACTTTCCACCCCTAGTTCGATATTGTGTAGGGTGCAGTCATAAAGCTCTCAGATATTGAAAGCTTGAAAAGAACAACAAAGCCTCCCATTTAGAAGGCTTGTTTTCTATTAGGGCTATGACAAACGCATAGTCAAAACCAAACAGGAGGTTTTCCTGTATCGTTTCACTGATAAGCAGCCTAGCAATAGCTATATTCTCAATAGCTGTTCCTACACATAGCAGATCAGTAAGATATATTAAAAAGAATCCTAAGATTCATATAGTTAAGCATCATCATCACAAGAGACATAGATCAGTAATTACTTTATTTGATCTATGTGTTGCTAATAACGAGACTGGTTCTCCCGGAAGCAAAAGCTTCGGCACAATCCACTGGCGCGATACTCCCGCCCAAAATGAAGGATTATACGAGGGAGGCTTCAGCTGGCTAAACTCAACCTGGCTGTCTCAAGGCGGGAGTAGATTTGCGCGTCATGCCTATGAAGCTTCCCCCGAGCAGCAAGCAATTATATTCAACACTTGGTCACGGATCGACCCCGGCGCATGGCCAAATACAATACCTCCGTGCTTATATCTTAGATAGTATAAATAGATAAAAAATAAGCCGCCCTCATAATTGGGGGCGGCTTTATTATTTAGCCATTTGACAAAGAGCAATTATAAACACTAGAATTACTAACCATATTATCAATATACATAATATTAAAATTTATTCCTCCTCATAATTCGGAACGAAACATATTCCGTCATGGCTCAACCCCAATTCCTCACGAGCTATTGCCATGACAACACATTTAGTGTTGGTCTCTGCTCCTAATCTTTTTCTAGCAGAAGAAAAAGTAGATATCACAGTATTTTTAGTTACAAAAGAAGTTTCTGCTATCTCCTCATAAGTCATCCCGCGCGCTGATTTCGCCAGAAATTCTACCTGCCGTTTTGTTAGCGCTTTTTGATCCACCTCTCAATTATACAGGATTCGTCTGTTTTCTTCGCATAACACTCGCGTCTATATACTTTACACTAGATAGATTTTCTTTACAACTATACTTAACTTGTCTAGCAAATCCTTTTATATCTATAATAAATACTTTATCAGCTTCTGAAAATTCTTTTGCTACTTCTATACCAAGTTTAGATAGCTCATCGGTTGATACAACACCATTTATAATAAGAACTCTGTCCTGCATCACTGATTATAAATCATTTCGCTCTTTAAAACATCAAAATCAAGAATTATTTCCTCTGAATCCATCTTATATCCACAAAACTTCCCGTTTACAACGCATAAAGATAGCTTATCAATACCTTGTAAAATTGATAGAGTTATGTTTTTTTCTTTAAATATCCCAATTATAGAATCAAACGTTTCAATATCAAATTTGTTTAGTCTTGTCCTGATTATATCAAAACCTCTATCTAATAACGAACCTCCAATGCTTTCAATTTCTTTTGCCTCAAAAATGTTAACCCAAGGAACTCTGCACTGAAACTTATTTTCCTTTTCCTTAGTTAAAAGTACAACATCGCCAATTCTTGATACCGACACAGGATCAGTTGCATAAAAAAATTGTGCCGGCACACCTCTTATTAAAATGTCAATCATGCTACTTTAAATCCTCTAGATCTTATAAACTGTAAATTATATCTAGACTCTAATTTACCTATCGGAGAAAGCTCTGATTGTATTTCGCGCGATTTCTGCGCCTGAGTAGCTGGATGCATTGAACCTTCATCTCTTTCCCACTCGAAATATTTTCCTTTTACGACGCTTGCTTGCTTACGTAGCATCTCTCTTCTCTTTCTCTAAAATTTCTAGCAATTCAGGATTACGTTTAACTCTACCCTTTTTCATTATCCGTTCTGATTCCAGAAAATATTCATCTGTAGAAGATATAAAACATCTTCTATTTTTGATATATCTATAATTTCTAACTAATAATAGCATACTGGGTAATCTAGACTCAAACTAGAGCTAGTACTTCCAAAGAATATTGCGCGACCATTACATTCCCCAACTGGAAAGATTTTCTTGAATATCTTTTCTCTTTTTCCGGCGTCCTGAAAATCGTGGCCCGCGAAGTCGCAGATGCTCGTCTCAGCGCTCACGAGGACTGCTCCGGCCCGACCCCATATGCTTGCTCGCGCGCTTGGGCCGCAGCCCCGATATGCCGGACAAGCTCACTTTCGTAGTAGCCGCGGGCAGCAAACCAACCATCCTGAAAACGACTACCGCGCCCGCTCCGAACGGCGACCGCCCTCTCGCGTTCCATCGCCTCGCACTCGGCCTCAGATAGCTCGTCAGACATCCTCGCTTCCTCGCTCCACTGGACGCCAATCCGAGATATAACGCTCCAACGGTTCGTCCGTGCCACGGCTCATAAGACCGTTCGGACGCGATTCCTTCTCAATACCTCGCTCTCGGTCAGCCGCACGGATAGCAGCCTCAGCTTCCCGCAACATCGGCTCGCGCTGTCTGATTGTCAGCACCTCCCAAGAGCGCTGACGCGCAGTACCCAGCGCCGCGTACATCGCCTTCGCTGCCGCCTCGATCACCTGGGGGTCTATCCGTTCGTCGCTCACGCGGGCCTCCTATGCCCGTACAGAGAATATCGAGTGAAGTAGTTTTCTAATTTCCTCTCGCGCGATTCTCCCGCCGAATACCTCCGAGCCCACCAACAATATCCATAATGGGAATTAAAAACCATTTGTATATTTCCTGCGCGCCTTCGCCGCCCTTGATCTCGATGGCCACATAATATCACTCTATACAACCTTCTTGCGCGGCCTACCAGACTTTTTCTTTTGCAACGGCTCAATATATTCACTTATTTGTAAACTTTCTGGCATTGCATATCCTTCTACTGGAATAATACTAAGTATCTTTGGGCTGCTCGATTTCTTCTTAGAAGATACTTTCCTCTTCTTCCGGGAAGAATCTATTGCCGTTTGTAACTTTCTTAAAGAAACTAAATACTTCTCTACTCGCGCGATCTCTGCCGCTGTGTCTGCCTTTATCTTGTCTGCTACATTAACTTTCATTACAAACCCACTTTCTAACAGATTATCTAAATCATATTGTGGTTTACCCATCAAAAGTTCTCCAAATTTACTTTTGACAATGTATTTGTAGTTTGTCTATGATCTTTATATGCATACTCTTCTAGTGCAATACGAATTACATTAGATAGCTTTATATTATAGAATACGGCACACTCTTCAAGCTCTTTCTTTAGAGCTGAATCCAAGCGAATATGCAGAGTCGCATCCATTTATATTTTGCTTCTTCCATGTTCTTTTTTCTCTATTCTTACTATCTTCCTCTTTAGAACTGGAATTCTATCAGATTGCTCCTCTGCATATTCCAGTTGCCTAGGAGGCACTAGCGAAACTCGTAGTGCCAGTGTTGGTGCGGGTTGTAGATCTGCTCGCATCGATCGTACCTCGCTTTCGATCTGAACTTACCCCGCCCGGCGCCGTCCGGTGCGTCCTTATACTCTGGCTCAGCCCGAGACAATCACCCTGATACGCGGGGAAGCGGCAGCGCATCAGTTCATGCGCGGCCCAAGATCGGATCGGGACTGCGCTGCCCGGAAAGTGGGCCGAAGCACAACGGACCCCCCTCCCCTGCGGCGATTACTCCTCGCCTGCCCAAAAATGGTGCTGGTCGTCACGTCTTGACGACCTGATATCTCACTTTCGGGCTGAAGCCACCCCAGCGCCTCGTCGTGTCAGGGTGCCCAACTATACTGTCGGCAATAACCGGGCCTCAATGGCAGCGCTGATGTCAGCGGCGCGAAGCACAGCCCGACGATCAGCATCGTGGGCCGCTTCATGGCGCGCATGATCGCGAATGCGAGCCAGATTGCGAAGGCGAGGCGCAGGCAGCGCCACCACCAGCTTCTCTGCCGCATGATTTAGCGCATAAAGTCCCCTTTTTAATGCTTAAGAAATTCATTACAGCTCAACACCAATTCTCTTTAAAGCAGCTCTGGTGTTCTCCACGCCTCGCGCTTTATCAGCTCCAGTTGTACTTATAGTAGTAAATTTCCCTTCCTTAGATACACGAATATGATCAGAACCCAATCTGCTTATTATAAACCCCTGAGATTCAGCAGATTTAATCGCCTTCTCTATATCCTTGTTCCTGATTGTATGATAGTTGTTCCCAGTTCTTGGGATAGGCTGAGATCTGTTTTCTTGTTTATATTTTTTTACTTCTTTTACGGCAACACTGGTAGCGGCATCCGGCTTGATATACCTATATTGTAGGCCATTCTTATATTTTCTTGTCTCAAGAATTCCCTTAGAGACCATTTTATCCAGAATAGCCTTAACAGAAGGATTGTACCTAAAAACCCCCATAAACTCATTTATATGAGATTGTGTAAAGAATCCCTCCTCAACTGGGAATCTGTTTTTGCGGTCTACAGGATTCTTTGATATATAGATTACAGCATCTCTTACCATTCTTTCTGTAATCTTCTTTGTCTTCTTGCTCTCCTTAGGAACATTTCTCGGCTTCTCGGCTAATTTAACTCCGAGAAGACTTCTTGCGCTGGTAATAGCTACATTCAGTTCCTCTATTTCTTCTTGGCACAGAACCTTTCTTTTTTCAAGCTCTGCCAAATAATTTTGTGTCAGCTGCGTATAATTAAATGTCATTTTATATCCACGTCAGTTTTGGTCTATTGTTTTCCTTCTTATATATTAGCCCTGTAAAAAATACTTTATGAAATAGAGATCCTATTATATACAGTATCGCTATCGGTATAAAGATCGCAGCAATCATAATAAACAATATCATAGTAATTGCTGCTGTTATAGTCTTATGATTCTTTTGGAACGAAATAGTATATTGATTTATTTTTTCTAGCATAAGAAGATTGTAGCACAACTTAGTTTGGCTTGTCAAGTTATAGGACCGCCAGGGCCAACATGCGGCAAATTAGATGGACCGGGCATAGAAACTGGCTTAATTGGGCTGATTTTGGTCGGGATAAAGAAAAAAGAATTTCTGTCCATATAGTCCTTAGCGCTCATCGCCCAAAATCCTCCCCGGCCTCTCTTGGAGACAATCCAAAGATCAGGCCAAGAGGATTTCTTATTTTTTAAATACTTTTCTATTTCATTCTCATTATTAAATCTCTCTATAGTTTTGATAGCATCTCTAATCTCATATATTTGTCTATTTATTGTATCTCCTTTCTCAATAATCTTGACAGATTCTTTAAGAAGATTAGTCATTCGTCTTATATCTTCTGTTTGCTCTTCTGACAATTTCTTGAATGCAAGATAAGCTTTGTGCAGTTCATTAAATTTTCTATTTGATATCCACATACTGATATTGTAGCACAAGTAGTCTCCCCGCGCGATCTGCGCGGTGGTAGCTCAAAGTATACAGTTTTCAATAAGGACTAACTTCACGTCCCGCTCGGTCGAGGAGGCTATCAGGTTCATCTACCTCAATTCTTCATATATTTTTTCATCTATATCAATTCTCATGTAGAACAACTCCTTGTAGCACATTGTAGAACAAATTCTAGAGATCATTTCCTACTTTTGATTATATATATAATAAGTATTGTAAGAAAAGTCAAATATATAATCATAAGAATTTGAATTATAGTTAGCATATCCATGTTCTACATTGTAGCACGATTTGGTGATGGCGTGGGCCACTTAGGATCGACCCCGTATGCCAGCAGAAAAGCCCGAAGTCGAGCACCCCCTGGCCGGGGTACCGGAACCTTCGGTTGGGGCAGCAGGAATTCGCCGGGAGGAAAGGTGCTTTGTAACTATAGGGGATTGAGAATGATCTTCTACCCGGCCGATTCTGGCGCCTGCTGAGCTGGATGGATCTTCTAAAATGGAAGTATTGTATCAATATGTTGCAAATAAGTAGTTTGCCTCAATGTTCTATCAAAGGGGGTTGTACTCGGATGGGCTAGTGTGCTACATTAGGAGAGCAGGAGGGCTGGAAGATAGATAGTATGCTTTTCAAGCAATTCTGTTCTACAGACCGAGGAGAGAAGAATGTTCTATAAGCAAGAGCATCTAACAAGTCTTGATAAGCTGGAGCTATACGAAGGCGAGCAAACAGCGCACGATATCTCCGACTGTGGCTGCCCAGAGCGCTCAGACCTACGTGCAAGCGGGTCTATCTACGATCACTGTTAGAACTACTTCCCGATAGAACCACCACACCGCGCGGCTCTGCCAGCGGAGCAGAGCGCGCAGAGGGTCAAACCTCAGCGGTGTATGCAGTATTCTATCGTTCTACAAAGGGAAGGCTCTAATGATTGCTTCTAAATTCACAAAGACAATCTCTATCACTGCCGAACAAGAAGCCATCCTGCTAGCAGCTCTCAAGCTCTACAGGGATAATAGGAATGTCCTTGCTAGTACGACCCACAACCGCGCTGTCCGCGCTGAAGCAACTAAGCAGCATAATCTTACTGGGGACATAACAGAGCTTATTGAACCTACTGTTTACTGAGCTATCACCCGGCCGCTTTTCTGCCCTGAAATGGGTGGAGGATCGAATCCTCTAGCGGCCAATATGCTTTACTCAATCATAGAGACACTGAATAAACAGGACAGGGATTTTGAGGTCCACCGAGTGGGCTGTAAAGATACGTGGGGAAAAGAAGGAACTTGTGTTGAGGCTACTTCGGCGCGATCCGCCGCCGAGAAGTTCATAGAGCAGGAGTACAACGATCTAGACCATGAGCTTGGCTTTGGTAGTTACAAGATCATGCCTTGCGCGGAATCTAAGCCCAAGGAAGAATAATGGCTAAATATAAGCTCAACTGGCATAAGATCAAAGCTGGATGGTATGAGGCTACCGACTCCGAGGGCACTCTCTTGCGCGTAGTCCAGTCCGCTAGTAATCAATGGGAGGTTATTCGTCCTCCGATGGTGGAATGCCACGGCGCGACTTTGGCCGAAGCTAAGTCTATGGCCGAGGATATATCCTGCGAAAGCATAGATCCTGAGTATCGTGCTAGACGTCTGGCAAGGCTCGCAAGGCGCCAGAGAAAGATCTAACGTTGCAGACCTTCCTCCCATACGACAGCTTTGTTCGTTCAGCCTCCGTGCTCGATCGCCAGCGGTTGGGCAAGCAGCGGGTAGAGGTCCTACAGATTCTGCGCACGCTCTCTGGCGAGACATCTGGTTGGGCTTCTCATCCCGCCGTACGCATGTGGCGAGGATATGAGGCTGCTCTCGCATTGTACGGGTCAGCAGTCTGTGGCGAGTGGGCCAAACAAGGCTATCGAGACACGTGCCTTGAAAAGATCATTGCCCTCTCTTCTTGGCCCACCGGCAATGTTGCGCCGGTTCCGTGGCTCGGCGATAAGGACTTCCATCGAAGCCATCAATCCAATCTTCTCCGCAAGAATCCCGCGCATTATGGGCCGCTGTTTCCTGACATACCAGATGACCTTCCTTATATATGGCCCAAGAACATAAAGATTCAAGAATAACTATTGACTTCTGACAAGATATACTATAGAGTAGAAGCTAAAGGAAAAGGGAAGCTATGACTCTCTACCGAATATACGTCTATCGTGGAAACCACTACTATCCTGATAGGAATCTACTGAGCCATTCTCTCGGCCGGATTTCGCGCCGAATGGAGCATCTAAAGATCGAAGGCTTTACACCGAAGCTAGATATCGTTCGCCCACATAACTAGGAAGAGTAATGACTAAGAACTATCTGTATTTGCTCAATATTTGTCCTGACATCATTGTCGACTATGAGAGTTATTATGAATGCGAGAAGATTACTCTCTCCCCCGCGCTAGAAGCTGCCGGATATGAGCTTGAAGGATCTTGGTATACAGGAGAGAAGGATTCCTTTGGTCCACTATCCCGCTGCATAAACACAGACAGGGGAATAGTAGTCTACGGATAGCACCGCTAAATCAATAGCTAGCATCAAGCTCTAGAACACCCAAATCTTCAATCTCAGCAGGGGATTCTGGCCATATGGTCGAAGTTCTCCCCGATAGCCTATTCTAAGGGCTTCAGCTACTATCAGCTCTATATTGGATCATTAGATATACTCGGCGCGATTTAGCGCTAAAAAAAAAGGGAAAGAACAATGCTATATATCAATCTAGAAGAAGCTCAAGAACTGCACGAGAATATCGGAGCAGCACTAGAAAACTTGCGCCAGGGATCTCATGATTATGTTATCCCGCTTCTTTCTCGCGCACGGGAGATTGCGGCCATAGTAGTATCCGATACTATTCAGAATGAAGCAGAGGAGATTATTGCCGATCGTCCAACCCCAGACAAGCTAGTAGAAGATGTGATGAAAGAATGACTGAGTTCGAGGCTCTCAACCGGTTCCACCAAGAGCTTGCAGATACAAGCGAGTCAATTGTAGTTTACGGGCTAGAGTTTGATTCAGCGCGAATTTTGCGTGAGCTGGACCCTATTGCTTATAGAGAAGCTTTCAATAGCTGGCTAGATCTAGAAGGGATTGATCTAGATGATTAGAGAACAAAGAACAAGCAAAACCAAATATGCTGTAATCGGTTCGACCAAAAAGGGAAGAGTAATACTTGGCTACTTCAACGGTCGCAAAGAAGCACGAGATGCTTGCGGCAGTAATATGGGCGAGTACAAGCTCTCAGAACTAACGGGCCGTGAGACTCACATCGATGAACTAGGCGAAGAATTGCCGTATTGGTTGAAAGCATTTGTGCCAAGGATTTCCTGAGACGATTTGATTAGGAAGGAAAAGAATATGGTTGACGATACATATAACGGTTGGAAGAACTTCCAGACTTGGGCCGTCTCAATGTACTTGGATGGGAACTACACAGGCCCGGATACCCCCGCGACATGCCTAGGAGAGCTTGGCGAAAGGGAAAAGCCCTGCAAATGGGCTTGTTCTGACGAGCATAGTCCAGCACGATACCCCAAGACCGGCTGCTCCGTACCCCAAGACGATGATTCGGACCCCGATGAACCAG